TAAATGCGAAAAGTATATCCACAGATATCTTATCGGTAACTAATTTAATTAAATTTACCTTAGCAAACCCTAAAGAGATTGAACCTTTCTCTTTATATGGTTTAGCAAAAGTAAATTCGTTATCTACTTACAATCCCGAACCATTTAGTATTACTGACGTTAATTCAACTAATTTAAATTTCATTAAATTATATATCGGTGAAGATATTGATAACTACTATATAGATTTCTTTAATGTAAATAATATTAGATTAACAGAAGAGAATATTAAAACACATCGTCCCTTAGTATTAATATACGGTGGTTATAGAAAAACTGGTGGTGTTAATACAAAATTAGCGTTTGGTCAATATCTAACAAGTGAAATCATTTTAAAAAATGATGATGGGGTATTAGTTGCTAATGGTATGGATGCTAGGTTTGTATTTTTTATGAGAATATTATTACCTCAGTTTGCAAGTTTAGATTCATCAAAATCAAAAAACACTTTTGCAAAGATTAAATCATTCAAGGGTTATAATACTGACAATACAAAAATAGAATTATATAATACATTCAAATCATTTAATGATAAATGGACTGCTGGTAACTCAATTGGTCAAAGATTATTATTGGAGGAATTTCTTTTTTTAGATAAAGCAAATAGAGATATTGGTGATAAGTTATATTTGAATATTGATAAAATCAAACCATTACTCGCACCAGAAAATTCTTCAGTAAACCTTTATAGTGCAATCTCAATGATGATTCAAGGTACAGGATTAGATATGAGGGCATTACCTGCGTATGTAAATTTCTATGGAAATAATTTAACCACTAAAAATAAAATAACACCATCTAAAAAAGTTGCATCTACTTTATTTGGGACATTTTTAGAAGTTGACTATGAAGAGGCATCACCAAAAATTATTATTCAATTGGTTGGACAAAGTTCAAAAAGATTGGATATGATAAATAGTAAACCATACAAATTCAATGATGATAGTTTCTACATTGGTAGTCAAAATAATAATCCATTGTTAATAACATCGTTAGAAGGTTTTTCGAGAAATGATTTATCAAAATCAAATAGAGTTGTTGCATTTGAAGTGAGTTTTGGTGACCAAAATCAAGGAATATTTAAAGGGGTATCTTTAGACCAATCAACAATAAAAAACACATCCGAATCTTTTCAAGTGTTAGAAAATTTATCAAGGTCAGCTTCAGGTGCTGGTGTTTATAATGTTGATGTTAGTTTATTCGATTATTACAAACAAGCATCGTATAAGTGTGAAGTATCGTCGATGGGTAATGTTATGATTCAACCGACAATGTTCTTTTATTTAAAAAACATACCAATGTTTAAAGGTTCATATTGGATTACTGAAGTAAATCATAGTATTAAATCTAATACAATATCAACAACGTTTACTGGAACAAGATTACCATACTCATCACTACCCGACCCTAAAGATTCGTTTGTTGCTAGTTACAGGGTATTGTTCGACAAAATTCAAGCAAAAGCAATTGCAATATTCAGACAGAGAGCATTAAATGATACCGAAACAGATGAGGTTGTTGAATTTAATAACGTAAGTTATGTTACCGATAGATATGGTGTATCAGGTGGTGTTGCGGAAATAATAATTCAAAGAGTCGGTATAAATAGATTTGGTGTACCATATAACGGATTCAATGAAGTTAGGTCAATTCAATTAGTTCAAAACAATGGAGAATGGTTAAGAGGTCTTGTTGTACAAATAGGTGGTCCTAATTATAAATTAGAACCAACCGTGAATATGAACATTGCAAACGGTATTGATTATTCTAAAATTAGCACATCAAATTACAAATATTTTATGACAAGATTCCAATTATCCAAATCAATAACAGATGATGTAATCAGAACCGCAAAAACCACATTTAAAAATCCAAAGAATAATAAAGAAGTTGTTGTTAATCCAAATTATCAATTAGATTCGAATTTAGGAACAATTGTGGCTGAAGGTCCTGTTGCAGTGGGACCAATTGGTGAAAAGTATGGATTGGCGTTATCTCCAAAACTAATGTCTGAATTAGGTCTGTATGATGGTGATGTAGTTTATTTCAGAATGGATTAATTTTCAGTTTTCCATTTTTCGTGATATTTATAAAAGAAAAAGAGTTATGAATAACGAAAAATTAAACAACAGTTTAGATAACTTCATGAGTAATCCTAAACAAGTAAGAACCGTTTCAAAAGATGGGATGGAAAGAGAAGAGTGTGATTTACAGACCGGTGAATGTTATGTTATCAGGTCTAAGGATGGTATAGTTGAAAGAATAAATAAAAAATTTATAACCGAAGACGGTAGACAACTTTTACAAGATTAAACTATGAAAAAATTGGAAAAATCATTATTGGAAGAAGTCGCAAGATTTAAAGCGATTAATAAGTATGCTACCACATTGATGGAGCAAGGTGACGTTCCACCTCCAGCCGGTGACGTTCCACCTCCAATGGACGCACCTGTTGGTGACGTTCCACCCCCAACAGACACAGAATTACCTGAACCACCTATGGATGCGCCTATGGATGCTCCTACGGATGATGTGGAAGAAATCGATATAACTGATTTGGTTAATATGACTAAATCGATTAAAAAAGATTTAGATGACAGTAAAACTGAAACATCAGACGTTACGGGTAAAATGGATACTGTATTCTCTAAACTATCTGATTTAGAGGACAAATTAACCCAAATGGATGCGGTTATGAATAAGATTGATGAATTGGGTTCAAAAATTGAAACAATGAGAGAAAAAACTCCTGAAGAAAAATTAGAGTTACGTTCTTTGGATTCATACCCTTTCAATCAAAACCCTCAACAGTTTTTTGCACAGAAACAACCGGAAATGCGTCAAACAGGTAAAAATGAATACGTTTTAACAAAACAAGAAATTGATAATTACTCGAATGACATAATCAGAAACAGTTTTAACCCAGAAGAAGAACAAGATGAATTTAGCTACTAAGGTAAATTTTCTATTAGGTTTACATGTTCAGTTAAAAATAAATCATTGGCAAACAAAAGGTATTGCTAGACACAAAGCGTTTGGAAAAGCGTATGACGAATTGGGTAAATTAATGGATGATTTTGTTGAAATCTCAATGGGTAAGTATGGTAGATTTGTTTTGGATGACGAAACTAAAAATATCACACTTATAAATTTATCTGACATGAATCCTTCAGACATGATAAAAACATGTGCAAACGCTTTAATCGAGTTTTCGAGTGATTTAGATGACACCCGAGATACTGACCTTTTAAATTTAAGAGATGAGATACTTGGTTTAATGAATAAATTACTGTATCTTTTAACTCTTGAGTAACGAACCACAAAAAATTTTCGAAAAAAACGAAGTCAGATTTTGAAGTCTGACTTTTTTTATCTATATTTTAAAAACAAGTTTAACAATTTAAATTCAATTATTATGTCAACATTAGAAGCAGTACTGTCACAGTACGAGAAAAACAAACAAGCCGCAAGCGGCAACAGTAACAAAGTGTCTCAAGAAGACAGAATGAAAAAGTATTTCACAACAGTCCTACCGAAAGGTGCTCGTAGTGGTGAGAAACGAATCAGAATCCTACCCGCTTCAAACGGTGGTAGTCCATTCGTTGAGGTTTATTTCCACGAAGTACAAGTAGATGGAAATTGGGTAAAACTTTATGACCCTAAACAAGAAGGTAAACGTTCACCACTTAATGAAGTTTACGAAGGATTAATGATGACCGGTGTAGAATCAGACAAAGTTTTGGCTCGCCAATACCGTTCTCGTAAATTCTACATTGTAAAGGTTATTGACAGAGAAAACGAACAGGATGGTGTAAAATTCTGGCGTTTCAAACACAACACTAAGAATGAGGGTGTGTTGGACAAAATTTTCCCTCTTTTCAAAAACAAGGGTGACATCACTGACCCTGAAAAAGGTAGAGACCTTATTATTAACTTGAATCTTACAAAAGCACCTAACGGGAGAGAATACACTACAATTTCATCAATTATTCCGGAAGACCAAAGTCCATTACACGTTGAAAGCGGTATTGCTGATACTTGGTTAAAAGATGAATTGACTTGGTCAGATGTTTATTCTAAAAAACCCGAAGAATATCTTGAAATGATTGCTAAAGGTGAAGTACCAAAATGGGATTCTGCGACAAATAAATGGGTATCAAATTCTTCAGAAGAATCTGAATTCATGTCAGCACCATCTACTCCACCATCAACACAATCAACGTCAGTTCCTGATTATCATCCACAAGAAGACGCTGAAGGAGACGATGATTTACCGTTTTAATTAATAAGTCCGGGTTTGTGAAAATAATACGAACCCGGGCTTTTTATTTTCAATAAAAATCACTATATTTTAAACATGGCAATCAAGAAAAAAGAATTCGACTATATCTCGAAGTTTTCTACTAAAACCAAGTATAAAGATGAAAATTTTTACTACTGTGGTGAAGCGTTTAATGACGCATGTGGATTACCGGGACCTGTGATGGGTAACATTAATATGTTTTTAGGACATACCAACTCATCAAAAACAACAGCAATGATTTTAGCTGCGGTTGATGCACAAAGAAAGGGTCATTTACCCGTTCTTATCATCACTGAAAGAAAATGGAAATGGGAACACGCTCTTGAATTAGGATTCCAAGCGGAGAAAAACTCTGATGGAGAATGGGTTGGAGATTTTATCTTCAACGACTCATTTGACTACATTGAACAAGCAACCGATTTTATTAACGAAATTATAGACGCTCACGAAAAAGGTGAGATTCCAAGACACGTTTTATTCTGTTGGGACTCTGTAGGTTCAATACCTTGTAAGATGACTTTTGATGGTAAAGGTGGTAAACAACACAACGCAAGTGTGTTATCGGACAAAATTGGTATGGGTATTCACGCTAGAATTACAAAATCTAAAAAAGAAGATTACCCAACTAAAGAGAACCCATATTACCTTACAATGGTAGTTGTTAATCAACCATGGGTGGAATTACCTGACAATCCATTTGGTCAACCTGAAATTAAAGCAAAAGGTGGTGAAGCACTATGGTTAGCATCAGCATTGGTATTCCTATTCGGAAATCAGAAAAAATCAGGTATCAACCACATTGATGCGGTTAAGGATGGTAGAAAAATCGCATATGCGGTTAGAACCAAGATATCTATATTGAAAAACCACGTAAATGGTTTAGGATACAAAGACGGTAAAGTTATCGTTGTCCACAACGGATATATTGCCGATACTAAAGAGTCTTTAGAATCCTACAAGAAAGAATATTCTAATTTTTGGAAAGAAAAATTGGGTGGTGCAGATTTTGAATTATCAGAATCAACAACACTTGATTACGATGACGAAGATTAAATTTTGTTTAACCTGTAATAACAATGATTAATGTCTAACGTACTATTAGTAGATGGTGACAATTTATTAACTATTGGGTTTTTTGGTTTAAAAAACCATTTCTATAAAGGTGAACACATTGGTGCGATATACCATTTTGTGAATACCCTTCGTAGAACTATTGAAATTCATCATTTAGACAAAATCGTTGTATTTTGGGACGGTCAGGATGGTTCTTTAACAAGAAAAAGATATTACCACCAATACAAAGAAAATCGAAAATCAAGGATTAGGAGCGAAGAAGAGGTACACTCTTACGGCAGACAACGCAATCGCGTCAAACAGTACTTAGAAGAACTATTCGTCAGACAAGGTGAATATGAATTCTGTGAAACAGACGATGCGATTGCGTTTTATAGTCAAAACTCACCAAAAGAAAATAAAATCATATTTTCCTCTGACGGTGATTTAACTCAATTAGTATCTGAAAATACAAAACTTTTTAATCCATCACACAGTAAAATATATCAACCAAATGATATGTTCATTTATGACCATGAACAAATCTTAATTCAAAACATAAAGTTAGTTAAGATGATTTGTGGTGATAAGTCTGATAACATCGCCGGAATTAAAAACTTAGGTGTTAAAAGACTAATCAATATGGTTCCTGAAATCAAAACTCAGGAAATATCTGTAGATTTTATAAAAGATAGGTTCAACACTTTATTTGAGGAAGACAATGATAATAACATAATTAAAAACCTATTAACAGGTGTAACCAAGTATGGTGTACTTGGTGAGGAGTTTTTTGATGTTAATAGTAGAATTGTTAGTTTGGATGAACCATTCTTAACTGATGAGGCGAAAGATTCAATTAACTCACTAATAAACGATTTGATTGACCCTGAAGGTCGGTCATACAAAAACACGATGAAAATGATGATGGAAGATGGTATTTTTCTACTATTACCTAAATCAGATGATGCGTGGATAAAATTCCTAAATCCTTTTTTGAGATTAACCAGAAAAGAAAAAAATAAAAAAATCATAAAAATAAAAACCAATGAGTAATCAAGATGCAACAAAATTTGAGTTTCTTTTAACTCTTGAAAAAAACATTATCTGCCAACGTTTCTTTAATGTAAGGGAACATAACCCTAAAGCTCGTCGCTCGATGGACCTACACGACTATGTGAAAAATATTTGTGACGAAATCAGCTATGATTTGAAATCAAAAACTTTGGATTATCTACATGAAAATCGTGATTATTTTTACGGTTTAGAGAGTGCAGAATCTACCGATGAAAATGAAAAGGAACACTTTTTATTAGAAATTAAGATGGGTGACGATGTATTTATTCAAAGAACGTTTCCCGCAAATATCTTCCACCCAAAGGTAAGATACACGGTAGACATTCGTCCGGATTTAAAGAGATATTTATCTGATTTAACTGATATTTTATCTTCTAGAAATTTGGAAACAACTTATTTAAATTATCAACTATAATAAAAAATTAACAATGGCAGAAAAGAACTTTGGAACACTCGGAACATCATTTCAACAGGCATTAATTAAATCAATTATTGAGGACAAAAAATACGGAGAACAAATTATTGATGTAATCGAGAGCAAGTACTTTGATAACGTTTCTTTTAGATTTATCTCTGAACATATTAAAGAGTACTATAAGAAGTATTCTAAGATTCCAAATTACGAAAGTTTGGCACTTAAAATTACTTCTGAATTGGGTTCTCAAGAAAATGCAAGAATTCACTTGGATACACTTGAGTCAATTAAAGAAAATACCCAAGACAGTTCTTTAGTAAAGGATGAGGCATTAAACTTCTGTAAACAGCAGAATCTTAGAAAAGAATTAAAGAAAATTAATTCTATTATCGAAAATGGTGCGTTTCATGAGTACCCAACTATCGAAGGAATCATTCAGAAGGCTCTTCAAGTAGGTTTACCACCCGAAGAGTCTATGGACGTTTTCCATGATATTGACTCCGCATTAGAAAAAGACAACCGTCAAGCAATTCCTACAGGAATTAACGGTGTCGATTCAGCATTGAAGGGTGGTTTAGGTAGAGGTGAATTAGGTGTCGTATTAGCACCAACCGGTACCGGTAAAACAACTTTACTTACCTTATTTTCAAATACCGCATATAACTACGATTTCAATGTACTTCAAATATTCTTTGAAGACAACCCAGCAAATATTAAAAAGAAACACTTCACAATTTGGTCGGGTATTGAACCTGATGAACAACCTAACAGAAAAGAAGAGGTTAAACAAATTGTTGAGGAAGTTAAAGAAAGAAGTAAAGGTTCATTAAGTATTATTAAGTTACCTAGTGATTCTGTTACGATTTCTGAAATTAAATCGAGAATAAGAAAACATTTATCTGACGGTAAAAAACTTGACCTTTTAGTAATCGACTATGTTGATTGTATTTCACCCGAAAGAAGTTCTTTTGGTGAAGAATGGAAAGGTGAAGGTTCAGTTATGAGAAGTCTCGAATCAATGACAGGTGAATTCGATATTGCAATTTGGACAGCAACCCAAGGTAATAGAGAATCAATTTCATCTGAAGTTGTAACCACAGACCAAATGGGTGGTTCAATTAAGAAAGCTCAGATTGGTCACGTTGTTTTATCTGTTGGTAAAACACTTGAACAAAAAGAACACAATTTGGCAACAATGACCCTACTTAAATCACGTATTGGTCAAGATGGTATCATTTGGAACAACTGTAAATTTGATAACAGATTTTTACAAATCGATACCGAAACTCAAACAACTCTTCTTGGACACAAAGAAGACAAAGAAAAGTCTAATCAAAATAGGGCGAGAGAAGCCTTTATCAAAAGACAAGAAGTATTAAACCGTAATTAAAAAAAAATTTTATTAATATGACCGAAAAGATTTTGAAAGAAAATCCCGGACGTTTTGTCCTCTTTCCTATTGAACACCACGATATTTGGAAGTTGTACAAACAACAAGAAGCTTGTTTTTGGACAGCAGAAGAAATAGACTTAGTACAAGACATTTATGATTGGGAAAACAAGTTAAATCACGATGAAAAACATTTCATCAAGAACGTTTTGGCATTTTTTGCAGCATCTGATGGTATTGTAAATGAAAACTTAGCGATGAATTTCGTTAATGAAGTACAGTATACTGAAGCTAAGATGTTTTATGGGTTTCAAATAATGATGGAAAATATCCACAGTGAAACCTATTCTTTATTAATTGATACATACATTAAAGATAAAGAAGAACAAAACAGACTTTTTAATGCTATTGAGACCATACCAGCAATTAAAAAGAAAGCCGAATGGGCAATCAAATGGATTAACTCTGATTCGTTTGTAGAACGACTAATCGCATTTGCTGCGGTTGAGGGTATTTTCTTTTCGGGCTCATTTTGTTCCATTTTTTGGCTCAAAAAACGTGGTTTAATGCCAGGATTGACGTTCTCAAATGAGCTGATTTCTCGTGATGAGGGAATGCACTGTGATTTTGCGTGTCATTTACACAATAACCATATCACTAAAAAATTGAGTGAAAAGAAGATTAAAGAAATTATCTGTGGAGCACTTGAGATTGAGAAAGAATTTATCCTTGAATCATTACCTGTCAGATTAATTGGTATGAATTCGGATTTAATGTCTCAATACCTTGAGTTTGTTGCGGACAGATTGTTAGTTTCACTGAATTGTTCAAAAGTATATAACTCCGAAAATCCGTTTGATTTTATGCAAAACATCGCGTTACAAGGAAAAACAAATTTCTTTGAAAAGAGAGTTGCTGAGTATCAAAAAGCGGGAGTAAGTAATAACACCTCTATTGAGGAATTAGGTACGTCATTTGATGACATTGATTTTTAATATTTAGAAAAGATGAAAGTAAAAAAAAGAGATGGCTCATTGGAAGAAATGAGGTATGACAAAATCACGAGAAGAATACAAAATTTCTGTGATGATTTAAATATTGAATATGTTGACCCAACATTAATAACATTAAAAGTAACCCAAGGTATCTATGATGGTATTTCAACCACCGAATTAGATGTATTGGCAGCAGAAACCGCAGCATCATTGGTTACAAGTCATTCTGATTATGCAAAGTTAGCAGGTAGATTAGCGGTTTCTAATTTACACAAAACAACACCTAAGAAGTTCTCACAAGCAATCAAAGAACTTCATTCTTTTATTGAACCAAAGACAGGTAAAGAATCATCATTAATTTCTGATGAAGTTTATCAATTTGTTCACCAAAATAAAGAAGTTTTAGATGGTGCTATTGTACAAGAAAGAGACTTTGATTTTGATTATTTTGGATTCAAAACACTTGAACGTTCTTATCTATTAAGAATAGGTAAACGAATTATTGAAAGACCTCAATATATGTACATGAGAGTTGCTGTTGGTATATGTAATGGTGACTTGGACATGGCTTTAAGAATTTATGATGATTTGTCATCACATTTTTATACACATGCAACACCAACATTATTCAATGCCGGTACACGTAGACCACAAATGTCATCTTGTTTCTTAATCGGAAATAAAGGTGATGATATTGATGGTTTATTCGACACTATTAAGGATGTTGCTAAGATTTCAAAATGGGCTGGTGGTATTGGATTACACGTTCATGATGTAAGGTCAAAAGGTTCATACATTAAAGGAACAGGAGGTGAATCTGACGGTTTACTACCAATGATGAAGACATATAATGAGGTTGCTCGTTGGATTAATCAAGGTGGTAAAAGAAAAGGGTCATTTGCGGTATATCTTGAACCGTGGCACTCAGATGTTTTTGAATTCATTGATTTGAGAAAAAATCACGGTAAAGAGGAATTAAGGGCGAGAGATTTATTCTTAGCAATGTGGGTTCCGGATTTATTCATGGAAAGAGTTGAAAAAGATTTGGAATGGTCACTATTTTCTCCTGATGAAGCGCCGGGTCTTTCCGATGTGTACGACACACCTGAAGAAAAGAACTTTACCAAACTTTACGAACAATACGAACAAGAAGGTAGGGCACGTAAAGTTGTGAAAGCAAGAAAATTAATGGATGCGATTTTAACATCACAAATCGAAACGGGTACTCCTTACATGTTATATAAGGATGCTGCAAACTATAAATCAAACCAAAAGAACTTAGGTACAATCAAATCATCAAACTTATGTACTGAGATTATTGAATACTCAAGTCCCGAAGAACAAGCGGTTTGTAACTTAGCATCGATTGCATTACCAAAATACATTATAAGTGAAGAATTTAATCATGAATTGTTATATGAGTACACTTATCAAGTGGTTAAAAACTTAAATAATGTTATTGATTTAAATTTTTACCCAACACCTGAAACTGAACTTTCAAACTTTAAACACAGACCAATAGGTTTAGGTGTTCAAGGTTTGGCCGACATTTTCTGTATGTTAAAGTTACCATTTGAAAGTGACAATGCGGATAAATTACAAACTGAGATTTTTGAAACGATTTATTTTGCAGCATTAACATCATCAAAGGATTTGGCAAAAGAACACGGTTCATATTCAACATTTGATGGTTCACCATTATCAAAAGGTATTTTCCAATATGAATTATGGGGTAAAACCGACGAAGATACGAGTGGTAGATGGGATTGGAAAAACCTAAGACAAGAGATTTTAAAATACGGTGTAAGAAATTCATTATTAGTTGCACCTATGCCGACAGCATCTACCGCACAAATATTGGGTAATAACGAAGCGTTTGAACCATTTACCTCAAACCTTTACTCAAGAAGAACATTAGGTGGTGAATTTATTGTCATCAATAAACACTTAGTTAATGAATTACTTGAAAGAGGGTTGTGGTCAGATGAGTTAAGAAAAAAATTAATCATGGAGAACGGTTCAGTTCAGAACATCCCTGAAATTCCTGTTGATGTGAAAGAAATTTACAAAACAGTTTGGGAAATGTCTCAGAAGAGAATCCTATCAATGGCGGCAAATAGGTCTGTTTATATCGACCAATCACAATCGTTAAATTTATTTATTGATAATGCTAACAAAACAAAAGTTTTAGCAGCACATTTATACGGTTGGAAACTCGGTTTAAAAACAGGTATGTATTATCTAAGAACAAGAGCAGCGGTTGACCCATTGAAAGGTTTGGGTATCGATACAAGTACCACTAAACCGGTTGCTGAAGTACAAGAAACTAACATTCACGTTGTAAATAATAATAGTGAGGAAAAAATAATTGAAATGGTATTATCATCTAGACCAAGTGACTCACCATTTGAATGTGAAGGGTGTGGTTCATAAAAAATAGGTGACTCCCTTAATGGTTCGCGGCCGACCGCAAGCATCTATTATTTGATTATACAGGGGGTGAAAATCAAATACTAATAGTCCCGACCTAATAAGTCGGGATTTTTTATTTATTAGTATTTATTGTTTCATTATATTTATAAGTATGGCAGTAACATATGGTATAGATTTCCCGTTTAGAGTTAGTCAAAAAGGTGATTTTTTGGTTATGACCGAAACACCCGAAAGAGAGATTAGGGCTAACTTAATTCACCTTCTTTTAACAAGAAAAGGTTCAAGATATTATCTACCTGATTTTGGTACTAGATTGTATGAGTTCATTTTTGAACCAAATGACGCAGTTACTTGGGGACAAATCGAAGATGAAATAAGAACATCTGTTAGGACATATATACCAAATTTAGAAATAAAAAGTATTACCGTTACAAGTGCGGAAGATGACCCTGAAGAACCAACAAGTCCACAAGAAGATGAAGATTCAAGACTATTTAGGGTTTCCGATTATTCAACCAAACCATATACCGCGAAGGTTAGGATTGATTATGATATAAACAACGAACCGTTTGTTTCTTCAGATTTTATAATTATTAACATATAACATGGCTAAAAAAATATCATACGCAGTTAGGGATTTTGCAAGTTTAAGACAAGAACTTGTTAATTTAACAAGAGAGTATTATCCCGATTTAATTAAAAACACCAACGATGCCTCGATTTATTCGGTATTATTGGATTTAAACGCTGCAGTGGCGGATAATTTACATTTCCACATTGATAGAGTTTGGCAGGAGACGATGTTGGATTTTGCACAACAAAGACAGTCTCTTTATCATATCGCAAAAACATACGGTTTTAAAATACCGGGTAATAGACCTTCAGTTGCATTATGTGATTTTACAATTCAGGTACCGGTAAGAGGTGATAAAGAAGATGAACGTTACTTAGGTACAATCAAATCGGGTGCTCAAGTATCGGGTGGAGGTCAAGTTTTTGAAACTATTGAGGATATTGACTTCTCAAACCCATTCAACAGTAGAGGTGAACCAAACAGATTAAAGATACCAAATTTTGACGGTAATAACAGGTTGATTTCATATTCTATTGTAAAAAGGGAAGCAATTGTTAATGGTGTCACAAGAATCTATAGAAGAGTAATTACAGAAACCGACCAAAAACCTTTTTTAAAATTATACCTACCCGAACAAAACGTTTTGGGTGTTACGTCAATAATTCACAAGGAAGGAACTAGTTTTGCTGCTAACCCATCAAATTCAGAGTTTTTAAATTCACCAAATAAATGGTATGAAGTAAAAACATTAATACAAGACAAAGTATTCATTCCTGACCCAACAACCGCATCTGATTCTGAAAATTTCATTGCGGGAAATTATCTTTCAGTTTCAAATAAATTTGTTACCGAATATACACCCGAGAATTACTTCTCAATAACTTTTGGTTCAGGTAATGTAAATCCATTAGACAATTTGGATAATTTCAATACCGGTAATTTAAGAGTTAGTTTAGGTACGTATTTAAATAATTTATCATTAGGTGCGTTACCTAAATCAAATACCACCATTTTCGTAAAATATAGAGTTGGTGGTGGTAGGGATAGTAATTTAGGTATTAACGTAATAACAAGTGTAGACGATGTTGATTTTGTAATTACAGGTCCCAATGCATCAACTAACGTACAGGTTCAAAATTCATTAACCGTAACCAATGTAACACCAGCTGTTGGTGGTTCTGACCAACCAACAATTGAAGAGGTTAGAAATATGATAGCATATAACTTCGCAGCACAAAATAGGGCAGTTACGTTAAATGATTACAAGTCATTAATTGAAACGATGCCATCAACATACGGAGCTCCGGCTAAAGTCAATGTCATGGAAGAAGACAATAAGATAAAAATTAAATTATTGTCATATGATGAAAATGGTAATCTAATTGATACAGTATCAAATACATTAAAGAATAACATTATTACATATCTGTCAGAGTACAGAATGGTTAATGATTTCTTAGAGATTGAAAGCGGCGAGGTTATTGATTTAACACTAGAAATGGATGTTGTAATTGATAAGAACGGCAACCAAACTGATATAATTAGAACGATTATTGAAAATACCGTAGATTACTTCTCTATTGAAAAAAGAAAAATGGGTGACCCTCTTTTTGTTGGTGACCTATATAGAATAATCGGTGATGTTAATGGTGTGGTAAACGCTGTTGATGTTAGAGTTTTCAACAATATTGGTGGTGAATATTCTTCAGCTGAAGTTGCTCAATCGTATGTAAATGATTCAACTAAAGAAATATCACAATCAGATATGACCATTTACATGAAATCCAATCAAATATATCAAATAAGATTTCCTGAAAAAGATATTAAAGTTAGGGTTAAAACTTTAGGAACAACTACATTCTAATTTTATTTTTATTTATTATTCTGGAAATCTATAATTTTCTATTTATATAGAACGATGCAGAAACATAGAATTTCCACAAATATTGGTTTAGACCAAAAAGTCGTTGTTGAGTTAAAAAATGATTTCGACCTTTTGGAGATATTGTCTTTAAAGTTTACACAAACTGAGGCATATTCTTCAATGTGTGCCGATTATGGTGTTGTTTGCGGTAGAATTTTTGTTAATAGTGGTTTTGGAATACCTAACGCTAGAGTATCCATTTTCATACCAATAACAGAAGAAGACTCAAATGACCCGGTTATTTCTTCACTATACCCATTTACAAGTGTTGATGATAGAAATGAAGAAGGATATAGGTACAATTTATTACCCTCAAGAAAACAACACGGTGGTCACGAACCCACCGGTACATTTCCCGACCAAAAAGATGTCTTAACAAGAGAAGAAGTCTTAGAGGTCTATGAAAAATATTATAAGTACACTGTAAAAACTAACGAAGCTGGTGACTTTATGATTTGGGGTGTACCTGTTGGTACACAAACTATCCATGTTGATGTTGATTTATCAGACATCGGATGTTTTTCTCTTAGACCTGATGATTTTATCAGACAAGGTTTGGGTGTTGATAAATTCAAAAATACATACTCATTTAATTCATCTACTGATTTAGATAGTTTACCTCAAATAGTTTCATTTAATCAAACAATCGAGGTTTATCCTTTTTGGGGTAATGAAGACCTATGTGAAATAGGAATCACAAGAACGGATTTTGATTTATCAAGTAGAGGTGTAAAAGTACAACCGAAGGCATATCTATTAGGTTCAATATATTCAGACCAAGGTAAAAACACAGTCAATAAGAACTGTAGACCTCGTTCTGCTATGGGTAGAAAATGTGACCTTACCACATTTGCTGCCGATGTTGAAATATTAAGATTTACAAGTAAAAAAGATTCTGATGGGAGACCAATTCTAGAAAGATATGAATTCCAAGAGGATATTGATGAAGATGGTTCATTTGTCATCCCCTTACCAATGAATATGGATTATGTTTTTACTAATGAATTTGGTGAAAATGAAATTACAAATGATTCAAATAAGGGTATACCAACATCAGCTTGTTACAGATTTAGAATCTCAGGAAAAAATCAAACATTAGGAAGGGTTAGATATGTTGGTAGTTATTTAGTACCAAATATCAGAGAATATAGTAGTGATGTCGATGCATCATATGCATTCTCATTAAATTGGGACGATTACCCAACACAAGCCACTACTAATTCTGTAATATTTAATCAAGTTTACGGAAGTTATTTCCCTGAAGATTATTTTTATAGATTCACATATAATAAAGTTTATACATTATCATCATATATGGGTAGCCACTTTAAAGGTGGTAAAGACAATTATGTGGGTATAAAAGACATATCCCCTAAAGAGGAAGAAGATTGTGAATCAACAGTACTCACCCCACCCATAAATTACGGTTGGAGAAGATTCAGTTTTGGTATTTTACTTGCAATCATTATAAATGCATTCGAAAGAGTAATTTATAGTGCGTTTGTTGGTGCGGTACAAGTAATAATTTTCCCATTTCAAAAACTATGGGAATTTAGAATTTATATACCAGCTTTTGGGGTAACACTTATAAATTGGAGACCATTTTATTTTTTTGATTCAATAATTGAAGGTTTACAATCGTTAGGTTCAGTGCATTTAAGTACAGTTGTTTATCCTGAATGTGAATCATGTGATGAAATAACAGTTCAAAATGAAAATACGACAGTTACTGATGACCCGGAGTTATTGTATAATAAAGTTGGTGAGGGTCGAGCGATTAGAGATACAATAACATTAGAAGTGAGTTGTGAAACTTATAATTTTGCAACACCACCAGCATCAGGAACAACGGTTTATCGATATAGAGATTGTACAACCAATTCTTTAAATACATTAACAATACCTTGGAGCGGTACACCCGTTAGTGGTGTTTGTGTAAGAAGTGGAACATTATCATTAAGTGGTGGAACAAATACCGCAACGAATGTTGGTACTTGTAACACTACAATAACAGAAACATATGTTTGTAATCCCGATTCTGCTGGTAGGGAATATATTTTAAGTGAAAACCCGTCATCGGGTTATACTTTTTATAACTACACAGGATTTACAGGACAAACACTAACCACAGGACAAACACTAACCGAAATTTACAATAATATATTGGCTTACTCATATAGTGGAAGAACATATCATATAAAATTAAAATCATATTTACCACATGGAGATGCCACACCATCTGATGTTTTATTATTAAGTGGTTTGACAACTGGTTTAACTTCAAACGTATTAATGAAAACATATTCATGTAATGCGGGAGCAACTACAGGATATTATGGTGATGATAATACAAATACAAATGGATGGTTAAGATGGGACGACCCACTAATACCAAAAGATTTTGTTTGGACAGGTTTTACATATGAAATATACGATTCTGATTATCCATTAACCGGCTCATCAATAGGTGGGTTTAATTCTACATCATTACCTGAAGGTTGTTTATCACAAAATACCATATACGATGATAGTGGTATTGTTAAAATGACATATTGTGCAACGGGAGTTACCGCAAATTATGATAATCCCGCAGAAGTTATCGGTGTAATGGGTCCTAGTTGCACATCCTCAAGTTTAATATCTGTGGGTCAAGCCGCTTGGATTGAAAATATTAATCCATGCACAAGAAAATGTGACACAAGGAGCGGATTTTCTGAATTTAGATTTGGTGTTTATACTGTGATACCTGCAGCATCTACAAAAAATTGGGATGTTCAGTTTAAACTAATAAAAGAATATGCTAGAAGAAAATTAGTAAATAAACTTTTCTGTGAAGGGGTTGCTAATTATTCATTTATCGACAATTGGTTGGGTGGTTCTTTATATATGTTCCCATTCAAAGCAAAAGTTAGATGGAATAATGAAGAAGAATTAGATTTAAACGAAAGAGGAACTGCATATTGTAATAATTTAGTTTACTATAAAATAAAAGAAAAAACATCAGAAACTGCGGTTAAAAGGTTTTATTATAGGTCAACGAAATTTAATGGTTCTAATTTTGAAAAAGTTACAATTGGTGATAGTACCAACGTATTAAGACATCCAACAACAATTATGGATTTAGGACCGAGAGATGAGTTCATCAAAGAAATTTGTGTTGACCCATCATTAGACCCTAACTGTTCAGTTGTTAGAAATATTGGACAAACATCGTTCCAAAGTTTTAAAGAAATGTTAGGTCTATATATAAATTATAGATTAGATACTGACAATAGTTATACATATAAAAAGTTTTTCCAAAACACTGGTTTTAACACTCCGGGGGATGTTTTAAATGGTGACCTATTACAACTAATTTCAATTAATAGTGAAGTTGGTATTGAAGAATTTGATTTACAAAATAGATATTACGGTCAATACAACCCAACAATACTTGACCCCGATGAATATACCGAATTATTTAAATCACAAAACGGTACACCAAATGGACCGATGCCAATTAATTTTGTTTTGGATGATGAAGGATATAGAGTTAGAGTTTGTTTAAATGAACCGGGTAGATTAACCGAATCGTCTCAATTAGTACCATTCTTTTATTGGGACAAAAAGGGGCCGGGTTTTGGTGAAGGGTATGAACAATCATGGGATTATGCAACTGTCGTTTCTCAGAGATTACAAGGTATGACCTATAATTATGCATTTACCGGCGATTCAAGTTACAATTACGTACTGTTCCCTATGACAAAAGACTATTCAGGTAACACATTTACAATTGGTGGTGTCGATGTTAATGACGGTTCATTTGATGTAGAAGACACAACTGATGTTCATTTGAATTATGATAATCAAGAAGAAGGGTTTACTGTTCTACACATCACATCTGGAGATACTGAAACCCCATTAGGTGGAACATTATGGATTAGAGTTGGTGATGCAGGAAATTGGGATTCACAGAGTTGGAATTCTGACATTGATTTTATTTTAAAACCAACAGAAACCAACTATACAGGTGATAAACAAATATTATCCACACCATTCTTATTTTATTTTGGATTGAGACCGGGTAACACTGCGGTTGATAAATTTATAAAATTATTTGGACCGAAAGGTGCTTTCACTTCTGCTGAGTAATGGATAAAAAAAGAATTATATTACCATCTAAAAAATTTTTTGGTTCGATTAATCAAGACCAAAATATTAGAATTGGTTTAGAAGAGACCGAAAACTTATTAAGGGAGGGTGACAGAACCATCATATTGAATAATGCGGAATTGTTCAATAAAGAAAGAAATGAAAGTAACAATTATAAGATACATGGGAAACTTAGAATGGTTTTCAGAAATCTATATAGTGGAACATCCGAATACGAACCTTTACTTGAAAAACTTTATTTGGTTGGTGATGGTGGAAATAATGATTTTACTGGATTTTTACCTTATAGTGAGTTTGCGTTTTTAAGAAAAGATGTTGTAAGACAAACTAATCCAATACAAACAGTGTCATCACTAAGTTTATATTCGCCGAATATCACATATAGTGGTGAATCTTCACATATTCCAATTTCACCAATCGATGCACCATATCACAATTGGAACATTTATCTATCATACGTTTACGGTCATGATGAAAACTTCCCAATGAAATATACATTAAGTGGTGGAACTGTTTTTGATTTTGTATCGGGTGATGGAATTCCATTCAGAGTTGAGGATAATGGTTCATCTTATAAATTAACAAGTCCCGTTGAACATGGAATTTCTGCTGGTGAATACATCACATTAAGTGGTGGAACATTAGATAATAGTGTTAATATTTCAGGTAGAACGTTTTCAGTTATAAGTGTTGGTGATGCGATTTACAGGTCTGAAAAATTTGTTTTAGATATTAATAAATCTGAATTACCATCAGGAACAACATTATCAACTGTTGTTTTTGGTAAAAGATGTATCGACATTAATAACATTACGGGTACCTCATCAACATATTATGTTCACAAACACAAAACACTAACATCAAAAGAAGATTACATTCTTGACAAGATAGGATTTGAATCTTCAATATGGGAAAATGAAAGAAAACTACTTCTTGAAAATAGTGCAGGTGTTAACGATTTTTTAGTTGAAAGAAATATGATGGAAACAATGGTTTACGATTTTAAAGAACCATTTGTTTTAACCGGTTTAACAAATAATTTAGGTTATCTACCGACGGAAGTTTACGTTAGTGTTATTCTAATGAACAAAAACGGATTTTTTGAATATCCACCGAAAGTTGGTTGGAAATTTAATTTCCACGATAGATGGGTTGATGAACAATTTGATGGAGTAACAAGTATTGAAACTTCAATACCAACAACTGCATTTACAAAAACAGTAAATTTAACTTCATATTCATTCACCGGCGGAACTGAATTACCTTTAGGTACGGAATTAACAGGTGGATTTATTGAATACAATCATTCTGAATTAAAAGAAAGAACAATAAGTGATGCGTATCATAGATTTTCAAATCCATTGTATGTTTTTGATTATGGTCAAACGGGTAGTACCGCATCATTCTCAGGTGGTTCGTCAACAAATATGTTTGGATTGTATTATCAACCACATCACAAAGTTAAATTAAGAGAATTATCACCGTATGTGGAAACTTCAGTCACAAATCAAGTTTACGGTTTACCACAAAACGCAAGATATTTTGAAGACGAATTATTATGGAAATGGAGAGACCTTTATGACCATGGTTATATAGACCCCGATGGGTTTGGGACAAACTATCCTTTTATTAACAATATTCATTATGTAAAAAGTGACATAAACTTCTATTTACGTAATGAGAACCTATATAACAATAAACAAGATTTAATTGCTGCGGTGAATAGATTTAAATGTTAATATGAAAATTTTAGTAAAAGATAACGACCAAAGTATCATTGTTTCATCAAATCAACATTTTAAGACGGATTTGGGGTGGTCAGACAGTGCTCAACAAATGGAGCAAGAAATCCTTTATGACATTATAAATCCCACTGAAAATTATGAAACAGTAAGGTACATACATTCACCATATTCAGTAACTTCAACTTCAGGTACAACATTTAATCAGACAGATATTTGGTATAGTTTCTATTTTTTAAATGATACAGGAAACTATGTTCAAAATTATGAGGCGGTCGGTATAACACTTGAAGAAAATTCTAAAATGTTGAGACAATCAACAGAAAGTTTTTTTAGGTTGGAATTCTATAAAACAAGTAATGATGAATCACCCAATCAAACAAATAGGAGATTGGTTTTTTCAAAAAATTTAATTTTACCATTAGGTGAAAAAGTTTATTTCACGGGAACTCCAAGTGGTTCAACATATCCATTAAATGATTTCGTTTATGTTCCGGTGTACAATGGTTCTAATTATAGAAATACCGAGAATATGTACCTATTTTGGTTTGCGGATGACTCACCTTTTAGTGAGACAAACATCACGGGTAACACGTTTTACATGACCGCAAAATATTATAATGCTAAGGATGGTACTGTTTTGGATTTTGTAAATAAATCATTGACGTTAGCTGAAGATATTGTAGAAGAAGAAGATGTTTATTACAAAGTAATTATAGATAGGACAGATTATTCATATATTATTTATGAATATGATGGAACATTAGGTTCAAGAAGAGGACAAGTTGTGAATCCGATAAACTTTTATGAAAGGAAAAAATAATGGATATTAAACCACCATTAAAATATGAAATACGTAGGAAAAACATTCCTAACCTGAAGTTATATTCTTCTGATGGACCATATTGGTACAACAGTTTTGGTAGTTTAATTAAGTGGTCAACATCTCAATATTTAGACCCCTTAGATGGATTCATTGTTTATAATGTTACCGGTAGTACTTTACCTTCGGGATATTATATTTGGACAGGAACAACCATTCCAACAAATTCATATGGTGATGAGGGTTGTGATTTAACACTAGAACTGTTTGGGTGGGAAAGTATCACCAAAGCAGATGCATACGACGATAATCAACTACCTGTTTATTTAGAAACTTCGATTGATGAAATGGGTGTTATGGTTGGTTTTGATGGTGAATTAGAACAAGTTGAACAAATTTGTAATTTTTCATACACACAAACAGGTAACACAGTTCAAGTTTATAATACTGTTGACACTTCGAAAGTTTCTGAATTACATTCAGTAGATTTTGTGGTTGATTGGGGTGACGGAACAACTTCTATTTTAAGTACAACAGGTATTACTGCAACCAAAGTATATTCAACAACAGGTGAGACAACAATTTCGATATCAATCGACACACCGTGGACTCAATTTGAAACTAAAAAAATTGTACAAGTTCCCGCTGATGTTACGGTATTAAACCCACTTGGAACATTCTCAGGATTCACCATACCATACACAACAATAACAGGACAATCACAAAACTACCTAAACGATTACGATTACAACGGAACATATACCGGTTATACCACATTCACATATGCCGCACTTGGTAAGAGTAGAATTAGTGAAAAGAAACTTTACGGTTCAAACACATATACCGGTGTCACAACAGGTACACTAAATGGGGTATCTTATAGTGCATATACTATAGATGATTTATACTATCAAGATTTCCAAGACGGTGTAACAACAATAACCGGAACAACTTCAGGCTTTACAAAAGAAGAAGTTATTAATACATTAATAACAAGAAATGAACATTTCTTAGGATTTATAGATGAACCTGTAATCTATTCTGATATTTTCGTTGAGAGAGGAAAACAAGGTGTACTTGAAAAAACACTGAGATTATCTGAAATAGACAATACGGGTGAACTATCATTTTATGGAAATGGATATTTCAATATAAGAAAACAATAATTTTCATATTTATATTAAAAAAACATGGCAGTAGGAAGTTACGGTATAATTAGACCATCAGATGTTTCTCCAGAGGACGTTGAAATTTATTTTCACTACGTTCCTGATAGAAATGCAACATCTACGGTAACACTGAAAAGACTCAATTCCTTAGATGTCTTAACACCTGTGTATCATAATTCTGATACTACGGATGATGTTAGTGCACCTAATGTTGAGATTTTAGGCGGTTTATATAATTTAAAATTAGGTTCAGATGATTTTTCTGATTTAGGTGTATACACATTACACATTAGACCAAAACAAATAAGAACCACAATTACCGATTGTGGTATTTTAGCATCTTTACCTTCTGTTAGAGGTTTAGTAATCGACCTTTCAAATGTCCCTGCGGATGATAGAAATAAATTCACACCACAAGGATTGGTTGGATATAGAATTGAATATATAAACTCATCTGATAATAAAAAAATACCTAATTTCTATAGAATCGTAACATCATCTTTCTATTGTACACCTATAGTTTCGAATTTAACAAGCACATCACAAAAGGCAATAAGATATCAATATAGTGAACAAGCAACTAACTTGATGTTTTTAACCGTAACACCGTCGTCAGCACCAACAAACAAACCTAACACAGTACCGTTTATTGGTGTTCCGTCTCAAAAAATTATACTTACAAACACATTTTTAAACCCAACCACACTTGAAATCGAGATGGTTGAACATGACGCATCTACGTTAGCATACGCATTGTATGGTAATCAAAGTAAAGCGGTTTCACAAGGTATTTACACCATTTACGACAATAACAACAATATCTATAGACAGTATAATCTTTATGAGGTTAAAGACGAATTTAATGAAACACTATATGAAATTCGTGAAGAAAGAGGTGATATTGATGAAACCCTAAATTTTGATACTATTACAGAAGTATAATGGCAAGAAGGAAAGTACCAAGTCAAGCGGCTAGTGGAGCAGAAACATTTAATGATTTTTTAGTTGGTAGACAAATCACTGACGGAACATCCGCGCTTACCAACACTGTTTTTGCACTTGATAAAGTAATTCCACAAAAAGATTCAAAAACATTTAGAACAAATCCATTTTCTGAGTTTCTAACATTAGAAACTTTAAAAGAAAACGAAAGTGTTCAAACTACAACGACAACATCAAAAAAAAGAAGTGATGAAGTAAGATTTAGAGGTAATAAAAAATATGCCGATAAATCTTTATTTGGTTCATTAAAAAGTAGAATCTTAGTTTCAATAACAAGAATTATTGAAAAATTCCCTGCAGCACTTTCGGTTGTTGCAAATACACCTATTGGTAATTCACCATATAGTGCAAAAGATATTATTTATGACGATAGTTCAAATATCACCACATTCTTTATAGAAAGAAGTAAAATTTTTAACCCATTCGACATATCTTTAATTGAACCGGTTTCATTAATAAAACCGGAAACGGAAAATGAGTTAAGAAATTTTTATTCTTCATTCACAAAATATGTGTTAGAGGTTAATAAAACACCCTATCCTATTTTAGAATATAGTGAACCAAACACGTTAAATTTAATTCAACTTAGAGTATTTGGTAAACCATTTACCGGTTCAACCTATTCAGAAAATATTTTAATTAGACCAAATGACGGTTTAGTTGAAGAATTTTTCTTAGGATTAGATGATTTAGAAGAATCGGTTTTAAACAGAGAAACCGACCCAATATATACATCAACATTTAAAGTACCAAAAGATAGTTTAGATGGTTCTAAAACATCGTTAGTGGATGTTAGTTATTCGTGGCCAATTGCTAGTGATGGTTACAACATACAAATCATAGGTATCGACTTTGATGACTATGTGACAAAATTAAAAGACATTGCGGATGAAATTGACAATTATAAATCTAATTTAACTGTTAGATTTTTAGCAGCACCTCAATTATTTGAATTTGACACCGAAGATAAAAGAGCTGAGAGTGTTTTCCAATTATATGGACAAAGTTTCGATAGTGTAAAAAAGTACATCGATAACATTGCTTATATGAGGAATGTTAGTTATGACAAAATTAATAACATTCCCGATGTTTTATTAAAAAACTTAGCAGAAAACCTTGGTTTATCAACAATCAATTTATTTGACGAAAAGAGTTTAGATGAGGTACTATATTCAAGGATTGAATCGAACTACGGTGGTGTCCCAACAGGAACAAACTTAGTTGAGGCGGAATATGAATTCTACAGAAGATTATTAGTTAATTTAGCGTACATATATAAATCAAAAGGTACAAGAGCATCTATTGATTTCTTTTTAAGATTCTTGGGGGCACCTGAACCTTTAATTAAAATTGATGAATACATTTATCGTGTAACATCAATGCCGGCTAGTTTTAATTTACAACAAGACATCTATGATGTAATCCAAGGTAATAAGGTCTATTATTATGCAACTTTTGACCCTACAGGGTTCACATATACACAAGTTTCATATACTGCAACAACAACATACAATAGAGATGGTTATCCTGTTGATGAAATTACAGGACTACCAAGAAGAGCATACAACGAAACTGAGGGTATTTTCTACCAAAAAGGTTCGGGTTGGTATGATATAACCTTAAATCATCGTTCACCATTGGTTTTAGATGATAGTAATTCGGATTTAACAGGTAGAACAAAAACAATTATCACCAAAAACAAATCGTATAGTTATGGTGAGGAATATTTTGACCAATTTAGGACTTTACCAGGTTTAGATACGGGTTATAATCTTGTATTAGATATTGACAACAAAAAAGGTGGACAAATTGAAGATGATTCAATTTTAATCCTAAATAGAAAAAACATAGGTATCTATATTTCACCGGCAAAAGGTGTTGATTATGATATTTTCAGACAATCAAGAGAACTTGAAATTTCTTTTGGTAGTAACACCCTATATCCACAAACAGGTAAAACTTTCGCAGAGTTCTTAAATACGTTTATACATACTCTTGTAACAAATTCAAATAAGATTCGTTACAAGAAAAATTATATACAACTTGAGGATGTTTATAGAGATTACCTTTCTCAAACAACAGGATTCACCCCTTATCATCAAATAGATGTTACAGAATTCGTTAACAGAGTTTCACCATATTGGCCACAACTTGTGGAACAATTAGTTCCGTCAACAACACTTTGGACAGGAGGTAATTTAATTGAGAATAATGTCTTTGGTAGACCAAAATATCAGTACAAATTCGATTGTCAACCACTCGAATTTATTGAATCATTATATCCTAATTTTGAATCGGTAATTGAAGAAGACCTAGAAAACATTTTGGGGGAGGAAGTGAACTTTAGAGCACTATTAAATTTAACAGGAATGACTTATTATCCTGTTATTGAAATTGATGGTGTTATTTATGGAGGTGCAGACTATTCAGGATTAACACCTTCAATGTATGTTGTGGTGAGTGGTACTTCAAACACATCAACAACCGCAAAATTGTTTGACCCACAACCATTTACAGGATGTACAAGTGGTGTTACAAGTGGTGACACAACAAACTTATCATTAATCTGTGATTATAAAAATTATTTATCACCTGATTCTACTAAAATTAAAGAATTGTGGTTAAGTGCAATAAATGAATTAATTTCAGATATTACAATTACACGAAATAGTGCCGGCTATGAACCATATGGACCATTTACAGGAACAACCGGTCAAACGTACTACTCGGAAACTATCCCATTAATAAAATATGGGACATTTACCGACGAAAATGGTGTTGAAAAAATTAAATTTTCATCAGTAAAGTTAGGACCAAATGAATGTTCAGTATCCGATTATTTTGATTATCGTTTTGAGGTTGACTATGATATTACAAAAAGTAGTAATGGTATAAGTGTACATGTTTATAGTGATAATCAGGCATATTGTGATACTCCTAGTGGTTGTACAATGATTACTGATTTATTTATTGAGGTAATCGGATACAAAACAGGGGTACAACAGGGTTCTGATTGGTCATTCTATATTTACGCAAACTGTGTTAGTGGTAATAACCAAAATGCGGATGTTTATATTGAAAAAGTTAGTGATTGTATTTTTAAACTAACAGGTGTTAGTGAAAATGATATAATAGATTTTAATGTCATAGATGCAGCAAATAAAGAAGTTAAATTTAGAATTGAAGGTTTACAAGCAAAAGTTGAACACGACCCATGTCCCGAACCAAATGGTAAAAGTCACGTTGAATTATTCAATATTGCCTCATATCAAGGTAGTATTAGTAACCCAATTTCAATAATATCAGGTGCAACGTATTGTGACAACTATACCGGTTACACAATACAACCTAAAGTTGAATATAAATCTAATTTTAATTATGGTTTAAAATGTGAATCAACTGTTTTAGTTGTTGATAGTGGTTTAACAATAGACAATACCACCACGTACCAAGATATCCAAAATTATATTTCAGGTGGAACTATAACAGAAAAAAATGTTTGTGATTTAACAGTTGGTGAATTTGTTTTATCGGCAAATTACTTACCATGTACAAGTTATAGCCACCAACAAATTTTAGATGGTTCATCCTCGGGTTATTCGTTCACGTTTGAATATGTAAAACTTGAAATAAGTGATATTGAGTGTTTAGGTTCGGTTAAGAAAAGTATTATTACGGGACAAACATCAAGTGGTGATTATGAAATTTTTGAAGTATTACCAACAACACAACTTAGAGTTTATACAAATAAAATTGTTGAAAATTTTGGTGTACCTACGAACAGTATTTATTTCTTTGATGATAGATTCCCTGAAGAATTACAAACAAAACCTTTAGATTTTATTGAACCATGCTGTGACCACCCAAAAGAACTATACAATCATGGTGATTATTTAATAAATCAATACGGTAATCTTATTGAGGTAATAGGTGTTGATTTAAATTATTGTGAATCAAATTTATATTTTAATTTAAATTTCGAATTAGATGATAACCCAATTAATGAAGAATATGTTGTTGTTTTCAATGGAAACGATGAACACCAAATATTGATGAGACATAAGTATGAAACTCATCCTAATATGAGTTTTAATTTAGGTCAATATTATATTGATGAAAACTGGTGTCCTGAAGAACCAACCAATGAAGAACTATCTAACTCAGTTTTTGGTTGCTAAAAATGGTCAATAAAAAAAATTACATTGATTTTATGACATTAACTGAGTATATTTTTAAAATAAAAATACATATAGAGAACAGCATATTTTTAAATGGCATTAATAAAGATAAACACAGGTAATTTTGATGGTGAGACCGGAATTATAACATTTTATCCTTGCACGGGTGGTACAATAAGTTTAGGTACTGTCGTGATGCCATATTATTATGAAACAAATTATTACTTAGGTACATATTCTGTTTTCTTTCCGGCATTAGATAAAACGTGTGTTGCTGAGATACCATGTCCGACACCTTCTTCAACCCCAACTCCTACAACAACACCGACTGCCACTCCAACACCTTCAATTACTCCGACACTTACTCCGACACCTACAAGAACCCCTACAAGAACTCCGTCACCTACAAGAACTCCATCGGTAACGACAACACCATCCCCGTCAGTTACTCCATCAATCACACCTTCAGCATCACCTGAAGTAACACCTACTATTACCCCAACTGTAACTCCAAGTACGAGTGTTACACCGACCGAGACTCCAACGGTAACACCGACTGTTACCCCATCGACATCGGTAACGCCAACTGTTACCCCAAGTGAGACACCATCTTTAACGCCAACTGTTACCCCATCGACATCGGTAACCCCTACAGTCACACCAAGTGAAACACCAACTGTTACACCAACTGTGACATCTACAGTCACACCGACCATAACACCAAGTGAGAGTGTCACTCCTACGGTTACTCCGAGTGAAACACCAACAGTTACACCCACAATTACTCCTAGTGTGTCAGTTACCCCAACATTAACACCTACTGAAACACCAACAAATACACCAACTGTAACCCCAAGCACTAGTGTGACCCCTACAGTCACACCAAGTGAAACGCCAACTATTACTCCTACTATTACTCCATCAACATCGATAACTCCAACGGTTACACCGACTGAGACTCCTACTATAACACCAACTGTAACGCCTTCAACAAGTGTTACGCCGACCGTTACTGCTACTGTCACACCAACCATAACACCAACTATCACACCTAGTACTTCTATAACACCAACGGTAACCCCAAGTGAGACACCCGCTATTACACCGAGTTTAACTCCAACTACATCTGTAACACCAACAATCACCCCTACAGTTACCGAAACGGTAACACCAACAGTTACACCATCAACAAGTGTTACACCGACCGTTACTGCAACAGTAACACCTACTGTTACACCTTCAACTAGTGTAACCCCGACCGTTACATCAACCGTTACCCCAACTATAACACCGACAATCACTCCAAGCACATCAGTAACACCAACTGTTACTGCGACTGTTAGTGCAACAGTAACACCAACCATTACACCCACAACGAGTATTACCCCTACGGTAACCCCAACCGAGACACCAACCATTACTCCTACTATTACTCCATCAACATCGATAACTCCAACGGTTACACCGACTGAGACCCCCACTATAACGCCGACAATCACTCCATCAACAAGTGTTACCCCTACGGTAACACCAACTGTTACTTCAACTGTAACACCAACCGTGACTCCAAGCACATCAGTAACACCAACTGTTACACCCACTGAAACACCGACAATCACACCAACTGTTACTCCAAGTAGTTCTGTTACACCGACAATCACACCAACTGTTACTTCAACTGTAACACCGACAATCACTCCAAGCACATCAGTAACACCCACAACTTCAGTAACTCCAACGGTGACATCGACTATTACCCCTACAGTAACACCTAGTGTTTCTGTTACCCCAACTATTACACCTACTATCACACCCACGGTAACACCATCCACTTCTGTTACACCAAGTACCTCAGTTACCCCAAGTTTCACACCGACTGTAACCGCGACCGTTACTCCTACGGTAACACCAACACCCGCACCATCATGTGATATTGATTATACAAGATTACCGTCACCAACTCCAACCACAACACCAACACCATCTTTAACACCTACAGTGACACCAACAATTACTGCCACTATAACACCAACCATTACACCAAGTACATCAATTACTCCTACCGTAACCTCAACCATCACTCCAACTGTAACACCAAGTACTTCTGTAACACCAACGATTACCACTACAGTTACCCCTACGGTAACACCATCAGTATCGGTAACTCCAACTATTACCCCAACCGTAACCGCAACAGTAACACCTACAGTAACCCCAAGTACTTCAATTACACCAACATTGACATCAACTGTTACTCCGACAGTAACACCAACTATAACACCATCAACAAGTGTTACACCAAGTGTAACTCCAACAATTAGTGCAACAGTTACACCAACCATCACACCTACAACGAGTATTACTCCAACAGTAACCCCAACAATTAGTGCAACAGTTACACCAACTGTAACTCCAAGCACTTCTATTACCCCTACAGTAACTCCAACATTGACGGCAACTGTAACACCCACTGTTACCCCATCAGTATCAGTAACTCCAACAGTAACTCCGAGTACATCAGTAACACCAACTATAACATCTACTGTAACTGCGACAATAACACCTACTGTCACTCCAAGTGTATCAGTAACACCTACTATTACTCCAACAAGAACAGCATCGGTTACGCCAACTATAACTCCAACTATAACACCATCAACAAGTGTTACCCCAACCATTACACCAACAGTAACTCCAACTATAACTCCAACTATAACACCAAGTACTTCTGTAACACCTACAGTAACCCCAACAGTAACACCGTCAAGTTCGGTGACACCTACCATAACACCTACTATTAGTGCTACTATAACACCTACAGTAACACCTTCAACAAGTGTCACCCCATCAACTTCAGTTACTGCAACAGTTACACCAACAATTACTCCAACAGTAACACCTAGTGTATCTGTTACACCAACTATTACAACAACTCAAACGCCAACAGTAACTCCTTCAACTTCAGTTACCCCAACTATAACCCCTACGATAACACCAACTATCACCCCAAGTACTTCAGTTACCCCAACGGTGACTGCAACTATTACTCCCACAATCACACCAACCGTTACCCCGAGTAGTTCGGTAACACCAACTATAACGCCAACAATTACACCAACAGTAACCTCAACAGTAACACCGACAGTTACTCCATCGGTATCAGTAACACCAACAATTACTCCTACGGTTAGTGCTACAGTTACACCAACGATAACCCCAAGCACAAGTGTGACCCCTTCAACGAGTGTAACACCAACAGTAACCCCTACCATTACACCAACGGTAACCCCTACGGTAACCCCAAGTACATCTATAACTCCAACTATAACACCAACTATAACCCCTACTCAAACACCATCAACATCGGTAACTCCAACTATTACCGCAACAATTACACCCACAATTACCCCAACTATAACACCATCAACATCGGTAACTCCCACTATAACACCAACATTAACAGCAACTGTTACACCTACGGTAACCCCAACAGTAACTCCAAGTACTTCGGTTACACCATCAACATCAGTAACACCTTCAACAAGTGTTACCCCAACCATAACCCCAACAGTTACACCAACCGTAACTGCAACTGTGACTCCAACAAGAACACCAAGTACTACAGTAACCCCAACAGTAACTCCAAGTACGAGTGTTACACCATCTATAACTCCAACAATTACACCAACAATCACCGCAACAGTAACACCTACAGTAACACCATCAACTAGTGTAACACCATCAACATCAGTTACACCAACTGTTACTGCAACCATTACTCCAACCATTACTCCAACAGTAACACCATCAACATCGGTTACTCCGACTGTTACTCCAACTATTACTCCTACGATAACACCTACAGTAACACCATCAACAAGTATTACCCCAACCATTACACCAACAATTACTCCTACTGTAACATCAACTGTAACTCCCTCAACTTCTGTTACACCAACTATTACCCCTACAGTAACACCTACGGTTACACCGTCAACATCTATTACACCAACCATCACACCGACAAGAACGGCATCAGTAACACCTACTATAACCCCTACGGTCACACCAAGTACATCGGTAACTCCATCAACAAGTGTTACTCCAAGTACTTCTATTACACCAACAGTTACACCTACAAGAACAGCATCAGTAACTCCAACAATTACACCAACGGTTACACCTTCAACTTCAGTAACTCCAACAATTACACCTACAATTACTCCTACGGTAACCCCAAGTACTTCGGTAACACCGACAGTGACACCAACGGTGACTCCGACAGTTACATCTAGTACATCAGTTACTCCTACAATAACACCTACAAGAACCGCAACAGTTACACCTAGTACATCGGTAACACCTACAATAACACCAACAATTACTTCAACTATAACGCCTACAGTGACCCCAACGGTGACTCCATCGACTAGTGTTACACCATCAACAAGTATTACCCCAACTGTAACACCATCAGTTACTCCAACAATAACCCCAACAATAACCCCAACAAGAACCCCAAGTACATCGGTAACACCGACAGTAACTCCAAGTACATCGGTAACACCTACAAGAACAGCATCAGTAACACCTACTATAACCCCTACGGTCACACCAAGTACATCAGTTACACCAACAATTACACCTACCGTTACACCATCAACATCAGTAACTCCTACTATCACTCCAACGGTTACGCCAACCATTACCCCTACAAGAACACCAAGTACATCGGTAACTCCTAGTACATCTATAACTCCCACTGTTACGCCAACCATTACCCCTACAAGAACACCAAGTACATCAGTTACCCCATCAGTTACCTCATCGGTTACACCTACGGTTACACCATCAACTAGTGTTACACCAACTATTACTCCAACAAGAACACCAAGTGTATCCGTTACACCAACCATTACACCTACCATAACACCTACTGTAACCCCAACTATTACACCATCAACAAGTGTTACACCATCAACAAGTATAACACCTACTATTACTCCAACAAGAACGGCATCAGTAACTCCGACGGTTACGCCAAGTACGTCAGTAACTCCATCAACTAGTATTACTCCAACCATTACACCAACCATCACACCAACAAGAACCGCATCGTTAACACCAACAGTTACTCCAAGTACATCTATTACACCGAGTACATCAGTAACTCCATCAACTAGCGTTACTCCAACTATTACACCAAGTGTTACACCAACCATTACCCCTACAAGAACACCTAGTACATCGGTTACACCAAGTGTGACCCCAACCATCACACCAACAAGAACACCATCAACAAGTGTTACACCAAGTGTAACTCCAACAAGAACAGCATCAGTTACTCCAAGTACTTCTATTACACCATCAATTACACCAAGTAGAACACCATCTATCACCCCAACAGTTACCCCAAGTACTTCTATTACACCATCAATTACACCAAGTAGAACACCATCTATCACCCCAACAATCACTCCAACTATCACACCTTCAACAAGTATAACACCTACTATTACTCCAACAAGAACGGCATCAGTAACTCCGACGATTACACCAACGGTTACTCCATCAACTTCAATAACACCGAGTGTTACACCATCTGTCACACCAAGTAGAACACCATCTATCACCCCAACAGTTACACCTTCAACAAGTGTAACACCATCCATCACACCAACAGTAACCCCTAGTACATCAGTAACACCTTCGATTACACCATCTAGAACGCCAAGTATAACACCTACGGTTACACCATCAACATCAATTACTCCAACAGTAACACCTTCAACAAGTGTAACACCTTCGATTACTCCATCGAGAACACCAACCATTACCCCTACAAGAACACCATCAACTTCAATAACACCAAGTGTTACTCCATCGAGAACACCATCAATCACACCAACGGTTACACCAAGTACGTCAATAACACCATCTATTACCCCATCTATTACCCCAACCATCACACCTAGCACATCAGTTACACCAAGTGTAACCCCATCAAGAACACCATCTATAACACCAACCATAACACCAACACGTTCAGTAACACCATCAACAAGTATAACACCCACAATCACACCTACACGTTCAGTAACACCAACATCATCTATTACCCCAACCATAACACCAACACGTTCAGTAACCCCAACACGTTCAGTAACACCCACACGTTCAGTAACTCCGACACCAACAAGAACACCATCAATAACACCTACACGTTCAGTAACACCAACGATTACACCATCACCAAGTCCACAGTATATAAACGCAATATTCCAATCATGTTGTCCGGGTGACACCACACTTTATTACGGTAGAGTTCCAATTGACGCAATGTCGGGTGACATATTTTATTTACCGGATGCTATGATATGTGGTACATTTATTGTTACGGGAGGTCCCGGTGGTGTGATTGCTCAACAATATTTTGGTACATGTGAAGATTGTATTGCAGAATCTTTAGTATTTTGTCCTTCACCTACACCAACCCCAACATCAACTGTTACTCGTACACCAACAAGAACACCATCTATCACCCCAACTATTACACCAACACGTTCCGTAACACCTACACGTTCAGTAACACCAACATCATCTATTACCCCAACCATAACACCTACACGTTCAGTAACTCCGACACCATCTATCACACCCACAATAACCCCAACACGTTCTGTAACACCAACACCATCGGTAACTGCGACTCGTTCAGTAACTCCTACACGTTCAGTAACCCCAACACGTTCAGTAACACCTACACGTTCAGTAACTCCGACACCAACAAGAACACCATCAATAACACCTTCACCATCAATGGCGATTGGTTATGTTTATTTATTACCATGTTGTGATGGTGGTGGTTTCACGGCAAATTCACAATTTTTAAGTGTTACCACTTCATTGGTGTGGTTACAAGCAACAAATAGACAAGGATATACAATTGTAATAAATGGGTGTTGTTATGTGATTGAGGGTTATTCACCAACATTTAGTGCACCAAATTTCACAGGTGTTGATGGGTATTTTGATTCTTCATCATTTGTTGCAGAATCATGTCAACAATGTATTGCGGTTAACCCATGTCAATCACATCAATACCAATTGGAACCATGTGCCGCTTGTTGTGGAATATCTGGACCCCAAACAATTCAGTTTGGTTGTGAAATCGATGACCCAAATACTTTAGTGGGTAGTATAATTTCAATAAATGGTTGTTGTTATGTTGTACAAACATATCTTGGACCGGGAGCACCGAATGCGGGTACTATTGCATATGGACCGTTTGACTTATGTAACGATTGTCAGGTATATTACCCATGTCCGACACCAACACCAACCCCAACACGTTCAGTAACACCAACACCATCAAGAACACCGTCAGTTACACCATCAAGAACACCATCTATCACCCCAACTAGGACAATAACACCAACTAGGACAATAACACCAACTCGTTCTATAACACCTACATCATCTATTACCCCAACAAGAACTCCTTCACCAACTCCTTCACCACTCCCTTGTTATTGTCACACAATTATAATTGACCAAGATGACATTGACCCAGTTTTTGGGGGACCGATTATTGAAGTAATTGAATGTGATGGTCAACCAAATAATGAACAATTTAACACTGCAGGAACATATGCTCGTTGTTACATAGAAGTTCAAAATTTCTACGCATTTGATTCATTAGGTCTTACTTATGAACCTACATTATCATCATGGACAAACACATTTACACCATGTACAGGTCACGGAGATTGTGTTGTACCTACACCTACTCCAACACCTACTCCAACACCAACACCGTCAGTTACACCGGCTTGTAATTGTATAGATTATTCACTTAGTGGATTAGAGGAAGCGACATATATAGAGTACATTGATTGTAACGGAAACTCTCAAGTTATAAACGACCCAAGTTTTTGGACACTTAGTAGCTCTTCAATCAACTTATGTGCGTGTGAGGATTCAATACAAACAGATACACGTGATATTAGAATAGGTTCTAATGGTTCGTGTCCTGAATGTACATGTTATGAAATATTTATTGACCCACAAGACATAGCAATTGCGGATGATAATACGGTTTACTTCTACTACCAATGTTGTGATGGTTCATGGTACATACAACCATACTATTCACCGGGAATGCAACCAAGTCTTTGTATTACTCGACCAATACATTTCGGTATAGTTTTACAAGGAACTTTAGTGACAGCATTTAACTCATATTCCGGAGCGGGTTCACCATGTTGTGGAGGACTTAGAAACTGTAACTGTTTTGAAACATGCTAATAAAATGATGATTTAACTATTTATAAAGAGATAATAAAATGCCAACACCAACTCCAACACCTTCAGTTAGTCCGGGATGTAGTAATTACTTATTCAAACTACAAGACGTGTATTATGCAACACAAGCTGGTCCCTTTAATTTATCAGGAACAACCGATTTAGGTTCAACTATATTAATAGAATCTGGTGTTACATTAAGTCAACTACAATCAGGATTTACCGCGACGATATGTACAACAATAACCGGAGGTACAATACAAAGTATTGGGAGTTGTGACACATTATTCAATTACGTAATATTCATACCATCACCAACACCTACCCCATCTATTACGCCAACCCCAACACCATCAGTTTCAATAACACCTACAATCACCCCAACTATAACACCATCAAGCTCAAGTGTTCAACAAGTTTCAGTAACACCAACACCAACACGAACTGTTACACCAACCCCAACGCGCTCAGTGACCCCAACACCATCTAGTAGTTTACCACCTGTAGGTGAATATTATTACCGACCAAACAGTTGGGCCCCACCATATATTAATCAAGGTAGTGGGGATAATTACTTAGTAACATCGAATAGTTTATCGACAGAGATTAGTACGTCTGTTATTGATTACACAACAACCGATTGGTCATTTTCATTATGGGGTTACCCTCAATTTGATACCACCGTACCACCTTTTGACAATTATGGTAAAACCTATGTTTCAACCTTAGTTTCAATTTGTGTACCGGGAGCAACACCTCCTTTCCCTGACACAACATTAACCAATCTTACAATTGCAGTTGAATATACTTCAGGGGCAACGTTGGTTAACGATTTAGTTGTTTATATGTTGGATGATTTGAATAGAAGTGCGAAATGGACATGGGCGATTAATTCTGACCCAAATGCAACCATAACGGGTGTTAGTCCTTTAGAAATGTGGGATAATATTAATTTCGGTAGTACTTTAAATTCGGATAGATTCTCAAATATTGTGATTACACATGATAATTCTTTAGTTATTAGTTCACCATCAGGTAGTACAATGGCATATTGGAATGGAGAATTACTTGAATTAAAATCGTACACCGAAAGTGGTCCTGTATATCCTCATATTAGTAATTACAATTCATTAAATGATTCTAAATTCTATATAGCACAAGGTAGTTTAATGGGTAATAATGGTGCTTTTCATCCATTGAGCACAAATATTGATAACCCAATATATTTCCCATCAATAATTTTATCTCCATCCGAATCACTTACAATTTATAATGGTGGTGTTGTACAAACATCAATAACCACAGGTTTGGGTCAAGCATATATTTGGAATTTTGATAACTTATCGGCATCTCATTTGGAGTGTTTAGACCAAACAAATGTAACAGTTCCACAATTTCTGTTAGAACAAAAAAGTGGTGGTGGGGGAATACAAACCTATATTCTTGTATAACAATTGAATAGTATTTATAAGTAAAAAACAATGGGATTAAACATAAAATTATATAATATTATTACCGATGGTAGTTATAGTTTAAGATATAAAACCGGTGATTATCCGTATCCTGAAACTGTGGATTCAACATTTACATTTTATGGTAGTGGGCTAACCGATTCAAGCATTGTGATTACAGGTTTGACATTTGATACTCAATATTGGGTAAAAATGACCGACGAGACTACCGGAAGATATATAATTAAAAATATATATACAAACGACAGCAAGGCGTTTCCATGTTATGATACAATATGTTTTGATGTTGAGGTTTTATGTTTATCTCAAACCCCAACTCCAACACCATCATCAATTCCCGTACAAACTCAAACTCCAACCCCAACACCTACTCTAACTCCAACACCATCATATATTTGTAGTGATAGTGTTAGAAATACTTTAAGTGCAACAAATGGATATAGTGCGGTGGGTAGACAAGGTATGGTTTACTCTTCAGTAACCAATAAAGCATATGTTTTAGATTCAGATAGTGTTACCGTAAAATCTTTTGTTCCAAATTCAACAACATTAACTACTGAATTCACATGGTCAGGAACTTCATTATTATTGGGTTATAACCCAACTGAAAATAAATTATACAGTTGGCGTTCAACAATTAGTCCAATTAACATTTTAATCAGAGATTTAGACACTAACACATCAACTTCAGTTTCAATTAGTGGAATAACAGGACAGGGGTTAGGTAAAATTTTATTCAATTCAACATTAAATAAGATTTATGCATTCTCACAAAGTGTAAATTTCACAACCGCACAGATTAGTGTTATTGATGGTACAACTAATACATTTACAAACCAATACACGGGTATAACGTTAACAAATCCAAATGCTGTTGTACATAACCCAAACAATAATAAGTTATACATAGCACAAGGTGGTAGAATCTATTCTTGTTCAGGTAATGACCTTACTTTAGATGTTGCAACATTACCGGTAACATCGGGTTTAATTGCATTAGATGAGATAAATAATATAATTTATATGGTTGATTCAACAACTGTTTATAAAATAGATGCGTCAACTAATACCACAATTTCAAACACATCTATAACAGGTAGTTGGGATTCCTCATCTTTAAGGTCAATGACTTATAACCCTGACAATGGAAAACTTTACATTAGTAGATATGTAACAGGTTCAGACGGATTTTTAGGTTCTTTAAACCCAACATCCGGTGCGTTTACAGAAATTATTGGTGATGGTATATCAGAACCACTTTACGCACCAACAAATACAATTTATGGTATTAACGGCGATGCACTGTACGAAATATGTGGTTCAGAATCAATACTACCTCAAACAACTCCTACCCCAACACCAACAAAAACCCCCACCCCAACACCATCAATTTCATATAAAACATGGATAATACAAGAATGTACATCACCATGTGTTGGGGGACAATGTGGATGTGGTGAACAAATATCAACAACAGTTTATACGGCACCAAATGTTACTGATTTAACAGACCCATCTACCGTTATTTGTATCAATACAACATTAACATTGGCATTTACAGGATTTTTCGCACAAAGTGGTGAGATATATGATGTGAACTCAGGTACACCAACACAATATTGTACGATTGGTCTTGACCCATGTTAAAAACGGTTTACAATAAACAACATTTTCCATATTTATGATATATGCCATCAATAAATCAGTATCAAATAACAATATCAAACTTTTCAGGTAACACACCGTGTGAAGGTTATTATATCTACACAGGTCTTACCCATAATATTGATGATGCGGATTATATAAATGGTTCAGCCACATTAATACCAATATCCACAGGATATACATTTAATGTGAATGTATTAGACACATATCCACAAATATTTTTATTTGTTGAACATTGTGATGGACACATAAACCCCATACCGGGTTCAACACCGAAATTACAAGGTGGATATCAAATGGCGTTACTCGATTTAAGATGTGACGATTGTTTTGTTCCTTGTACGTTTGGTGTGAATGTTATAAAATTAATTTAAGTAATAGATAATAGTAAATGGCGATATATGTTTTTCAACAATGTAGTAATCCAGCAAATACTGCTGAATTTGACATAGACACCGGAATCTACTCCGTTGGTGATGTTCTTTTTTCTTTCACTAATGGTGCTACATGTTGGGAAATGACCGCAACTCCAGGTTCGGGACCGGCTAGTGCACCTGACTTTGGTCCTTATGATAATTGTACCGAATGTACAACAGATACAAATGCATGGGAATTTCAAAGTTGTTGTAACCCATCATCAACCGTATATTTTGGAATAACAAATGGTGATTTAAGTAGTTTCGCACCAAGTTCTATTATTGAATATAGTGGTGAATGTTGGCAATTTACTGGTAATTTTTACTCAGGAACAACCGGCACGGTTGGTACACTCATACCGGATGATATTACGGGAACTGATTGTATTGATTGTGAGTTAACTTGTCCAACTCCAACTCCAGCACCTAGCATTACCCCAACTCCAAGTATTGCGGTAAAGACAAAGAATTTTTATAATTGTTGTGATATTGGTGGTGAAATCTATACAACACTAAGTGATAATGAATATAACGCCGGTGATACCTATTATAACGGTACAGGATGTTACATCGCAACTGCAGATGGTCCGGGTGGTGGGTCAAATGTTGATGATACGGGTACATGGACAAAAATAACGGGTTGTTCAAATGGAGAATGTCCGACATGTCCAACTCCAACTCCAACTCCAACCCCAACACCACCACCAGCATCTTTAACTCCAACCCCAACTCCAACCCCAACTGCGGATGATAATTGTGGTTGTTGGACAATAACAATATTACAAATAGATTTAGATGCGGCGACGGGAAATACCGACATTAGTTTGAATGGTAAGGTATTTTTTCCGTACACACCTTGTGGTGTTGCTACAACAGAAATAACAGGGTCAACAACCGTTGCAGGAGATTATAGTTTTTGTTTGAATGATGACCAAATACCACCTTCCGGTGCGTATTATTTTGTTAGTGATTTTCAAGTAAGTGCTAGTAGTTATTGGACTGATAATGAAACCTCTTGTACCACCAATGGTGAATGTACTCCTGAACCTTCAGTAACACCAACACGTTCAGTAACCCCAACTATAACACCAACACGAACACCAACACCTACCGTTACAGCATCGGCATCGGTAACACCTCAACCATCACCATCATTTAATGATTTTCCATCACCAACACCAACAATTTCGGTAACACCATCAATAACTCCTACACCATCTATTACACCATCTATCACCCCAACACCATCTGAAACACCACCGCTAGAACTTTATACGTGGACTTTCATTGATTGTTGTAGTACTGAACCTGAACCACTTAATTTAGTAAAATTTAATATATTAGGGACACCAACAACAATAAGTCTTAGTTCACCAAACACCTATCTTTTTGATGGTAAGTGTTATACCGCACATTCAGGACCTGAATATCCTGCGGGACCATTTCCGGTACAAACAGTAGGACCTATTTATCCTGATTGTGAAGAGTGTTCTATTGAAAACCCGTGTCCAACCCCAACCCCGACACCTTCAGAATCGGTAACACCGACACCAACCGAAACACCGACACCAACCGAAACACCAACAGTTACCCCAACAGTTACCCCAACAGTTACCCCAACCTTTACACCATCAATATCAATAAGTACAACACCCAAACCCACCTCAAGTGTAACACCTACTATTACACCCGAACCCACCTCAAGTGTAACACCTACTATTACACCCGAACCCACTTCAAGTACAACTCCGACCGTAACCCCAACAGTAACTTCAAGTACAACTCCATCAATTACATCAAGTGTAACACCAACAACAACACCATCGACTTCACCAACACCAACTATTGGCACATCACCTTCAAATACACCAAGTATAACACCTTCTGAAACTCCCAGTAACACCCCAACACAAACATCGAGTGTAACTCCAACTGAAACACCAACATTAACTCCAACTGAAACACCAACAAATTCAGTTACCCCATCGGTTTCATCAACACCAACACCAACTTTAGGTGCATCACCATCAATTACTCCAAGTACCACACCTTCTGAAACACCTTCTGAAACACCGTCAACAACACCAAGTGAAACACCATCTGTAACACCATCCGAAACTCCAAGTGTTACACCATCATCCACTTTGGGTGTGTCACCATCTGTAACACCATCAACAACACCAAGTGAAACACCTTCTGAAACACCAAGTGTTACACCAACAAACAGTTTAACACCAACACCAACAACAACTCCATCGATTTCTATTACACCAAGTGTAAGTTTAACACCAACATTAACACCAACACCCTCTTCAAGTCCTTTTTCACCATGTGTAAATGATACTGTTACACCAAAAGGTGTGAAAATAACATTTAATTCTGGCTCAATTTATACAAATTGTTCGGTTTATACGGGATTAACTTCAACAACCATAACAGGTTCAACTTATTGTACGTCAATGTCAACAGGTGACATCTGTGATTTAACAGGGATTACTGCAACGTTGATGGAAATGTATGTTAAGATTGTGTGTGAAGGGTGTTGTGAACAAGTATTTAGAGTTAACTTAGATGAATGTTGTGGGAACACGGGTGTTACACCAACACCAACCCCTACTTTGGGTGTGTCACCATCAATTACCCCAAGTATAACACCATCCACAACTCCGAGTGTATCGGTTACACCATCAGCATCTATAACTCCTTCGATTAGTTTAAGTGCAACACCAACAGCAACTCCAAGTTTAACACCACCACCATCAGGATTGGCGTGTTATTGTTATGTTTTTGATATTGACCCGAGTGAATTTGGAATATATGGTGGACCAATTGTTGAATATTTAGATTGTACGTCAACCCCACAAAGCAATTCATTTAGTGGTGCGGGAACATATTCAGGTTTCTGTATTTCAGAAATAACAAATTTCTATTGGTTTGATAATGACGGAAATCCTGTCGAGGTATCGGCATCCACATATACTAATACATTAAACCCATGTACCGTTGATGGTGATTGTATACCACCATCCGAACCAAGTTCAACCCCAACACCTACTCCAAGTTTAACACCAACATCTAGTATTATGGTGTCACCGTCAATCACCCCTACGCCAACACCAACAACATCTTTGGCTCCTTGTTATGAAAATATAAGTATTAACGTAATTAGTAGTGGTTTAATAGTATATACCGATTGTTGTGATGTTGTAAAAGAAGTTTATTCTGATTCGGGTGAATATATATTAACCGATTGTGTTAAAACAAATACAATATCAGGTCTAAATGCCACAATAGGTACTGTCGATTATACAACAGGTACACCTTGTGTTTGTTCAACACCCACACCTACACCAACTGAAACATTAACACCTACACCAACAAACACACCAACCCCAACACCGTCAACATCAACACAAAATGAATTTTGTGAATGTAACACCTATTCAATAGAATTTACCCAAAATTGTAATGAAGCAATTAGTTGGATTGATTGTAATGATGGTACACCAATGAGTGAACAAGGATTATACTTTGGTTTACCTACAGAGGAGTTTACCGACGGAACAATAATTAATGTTTGTTCTTGTTCTACACCTATTGTTGGTTGTCCGGGAGTAACTATAACGTTAATTTCAGCTGGATGTAATCCTTACTATTATTACACAGTTAAAGAAGTTATAGATTGCAACACAGGTGACGATTTTGGTGAAACATATGTTGTTAGAAGTACAACACCACTTTCAATTGGTGAGTTTATAAATGCAACAATAACACCTATACCTGCAACTTGTGCGTGGAAGGTTATTAGTTCAACATCAGGACCATCATATGATGGTACGGTGTCTAGTTCATGTGGAACAGGAATACCTGTAACATGTTGTTGTTAATTTTCTAAACTTATATTGATAATGTATAATAAAGTATTTATAATATAACCATGAGTTTTTTAAGTAATAATAATTCGGAATTTTTGTCTGTAAGAATCACCCAAAAGGGTAGAAATTCTATTGCGAAAGGTAATTTCGTTATTTCATATTTTCAAATCGGAGATTCTGAATTTGACTACACATCACCATTTGATAATTTAACAGGTTTAAATTCTGCACCGTTCCAATCGGTATTTGCACCTTTAGATAAAGAAGGTGGTGTCAAATATCCATATAAATTGGATAGTTCATCTAATTCAACCGTTTATGGTATTCCGGTACAATCATCGACAACAGATACATTAAGAAACATAATGGGTCCGGCAGGTTTTGTTGGTCAGTATGTTGAATATGATAGTGATGATTGTACAGGCACAAATATTAAATGTGAAACTCAACAAATATCATTGTCAGCAATGACAGGAACTAATACCGTTGTCGTACCAACAGGTTCGAGCTTTAATGATTGTGATTTTATTACAATAGTTTTTGGTGGATTTTGTGGTAACGACCCAAATAATCCGGTCATCACAGGGGAAACAAATAGTTTAATATATAGAATCACCGGTGTTACGGGAAATACACTTTACTTAGACAGAACAACTCCGAATTTCTCAGGTTGTACAGGGCCGGCACAAGTGGTTTGTAATTCATGTGAAAATGAATACCCTGTTTCGGTTGAATTCAATCCAAATTGTAGACCCGCAGAAATTGACCCATCACAACAACTTAATGCATGGACAATGAATGTTGTTTGGGACATGAAACCAATTGGTTTCGATGTAAACGGTATTGATGAGAATTTAACAGGATTCACATCAAATAAACACGTATCAACAAAACAATTTTTAGGTTACACAACTTCAAGTGGTCAAACATTTACAAATATGACAGGAGGAACTATCAGTAACCCAACTTCATATTATAATTCATATGATGAACAAATTGAAGTAACACCTGAAGAACAAAGATGTATTGCGGTTATTCATTATTCGGAATTGGGTGATTTAAAAAATGACCCCGAAAGATTTTTCAAATATGATGATTACATCAGTACAAACAACACAGAAGCAGATGCATTGTTAGAAGATTCTATTGGTAATGCGATTACTGATTTAGAATACTTTGAGGTATATATTCCTTTTATTCAATATCATAGAAATACAGGAACAACAATAGGTGGTTTATTCACTATGGATACAACTGATTATTATGTTAGTTCTAGTATTAATTCGTTTCAGAAAATTAAGTTTAGATATCTTTTAGATGAAACGGGTGCTAAGGTTGGTAAAATTTTTGTAAACAATAAAATAATTGTTATTGACGACCAAGAATTGGTTGCGGTAATGGACTATAAATCAAATAGAAAATACACATTACCTTCACCAAAAATCAATTTATTACCAAGTGATTTACCGGCATCGCAATCATTCTATTCAGGTTCAACCGAACAGACAATATGGTTAACATATATGTTTAATTACACAGGTGATACACAGTTAAACTCATTACCTTGTAATTACTATACTAAATTTGAAACAACCACAGGTAGTACATATTACAACACACCATGTCAGTTATATGTGAAATTCAATGACGGTTATTTCTCTAAAATGTTAACCGGTACAACGTGTGATGCTGCCAATGGTTTTATTGCAAATCAATTTCAATTATTAATACAAGTGACCGATTTAGGTGATTTACCTTCACCAAGTCAATGGAAATTACTTGATATGACATCTTATATACCTAATCATACAGTTGGTAACACAATTAACCCAAGTAATTTAGTTAACTATTCTTTCCAAGTAACATTTGACATGTTTGAAGATGATACGTCAATTTTTGATTTGGAAACGTACATTGGTGAAATACCAAATGAACCATCATCTGACCCACAATTTGGTGATGAACAACCATTTCCTGGAAGTGTTAAATTAATAAGAGCAACTGACATTGAAAAAATGAATTTCTTGGTTAATTTACCTGCAAGTCAATTCAACACTTCTCAAAACCCGACATACACAACAGGACAAGACAAGAGAATAACCGAAGTTGCGTTACTGAATGAAAATAAGGAAGTTATGGTTATTGGTAAAACCGCGAATCCAATTAAGAGAACAGGTACTCAAGTTTTTGCCATAAAAATAGATTTCTAAATCATTTACATTTTACAAAATATGTCTTATATATTTTTATATGAGCACAAAATTTAAAAACGCCCCAAAAATTCTGGGTTTGGACATATCAACTAAAACCATTGGATGGGCACTCTTTGATGTTAATTCTTCAAAATTATTGGAGTTAACTCACTTCTCACCTAAGATAAAACCTCAACCTGAAGATAAGATTGAGGAACTTTTGTTGAAGGCGGCAGCATTCAAGAAACACATCGAGAATTATAAAGATATCGGGATTACAAGAATTGTAATCGAAGAACCTTTATTAAATTCTAATAATATCTACACCGTTGGTACACTACTTCGATACAATACGATGATTTTAAAATCGTGTTATGAAATCTTAGGAATTGTACCTACCTTTATCAGCACATACAATGCCAGAAAATATGCGTTTCCCGGATTAGTAGGTAAGAATGATAAGGGTAAAAATGTTTTATTTGGTGGATTACCAAAAGACATTGACAAAAAACATATCATTTGGGAAAACGTAAATTCAGTTTGTCCTGAAGTTAAGTGGTTGTATGGTAAAAATGGTAATCTTAAAAAAGAAAATTACGATATGAGTGACGCAGCCACCGCTGTGATTGGTTTTGTTAATATGCAAAAATTGGGAATTAAAGAATAATGGGAGAGTTTAAATTTTTAAGAGGTTTTATTGAGGAATTTCAAAATGTTCAAAATCAGAACAGACTAAACATGCCTGTTCAATATGAACCAATGAGAGTAAATAGATTTTTAGTTACTTTTCCCGAATCTTTTAATATTTCACCATATTTCGTTAGAATGGTTAATAGACCATCAATGAGAGTACATCCACACGGTTTACATGAATGGGATGATATTGAGATAACATTGTACGACCCAATATCACCATCAATGTCACAAAATGTATTTGAATTGATAAATTCTGATTTAATTATTCAACCAATGACCTTTCTAATACAGATGTTAGACCCAGTTGGTTCTATTGTGTCTGAATGGTCAATTTGGGGTAGAGTATCGTCAATTGACTATGGGATGTTAGATTATAGTGATGACTCAACATCTGAAATCAAAATGACAATTTCGGTTAACAACGCAATTTTGAACTTTTGATTTTGTTTTTTAAAAATTATTTCCTATATTTTAAACGAGGACTGAATTAACATAAAATAACATGTCAAAATAGCACTTGTATTTTGACATAAGGTGGGTGATTTTGGTGTAAACACCCACCTTTTTTTATGCCCGTTTGTTTTTGTTATTTTTTTTTCTTATAATTTAACCATGTTGTCTATTTCCGCAGAATATAAACCAGTAATTGAGATACTCGAAGATATTTTCGGAGATTGTCGTATGCACAACAGTTATAAAGGTCAGATTGCGTTCGATTGTCCCGTTTGTTCATACGATATTAAAGAGTTAGACCATGGTGATGGTAAGGGTAATTTGGAAATCAACTACAAAAGGTATGTGTTTAAATGTTGGTCATGTGCTGAAAGTCATGACACCCATGGTTCAGTTTATAAACTGATTAAAAAGTATGGTAACGAAAAACACTTAAAGAGATATGAATTACTAAAACCTGACGAAGTAGAATTTGCGGTTAAACCCAAACAACAAATTGAACTTCCAAAGGAGTTTGTTCCCCTTAATTTAGTTAGTGATGGATTTAAAATGACACATCACTATAGACAGGTAATGTCTTACCTAAAAAAAAGAAATGTCACCGACAAAATCATAAGAAAATATAATATTGGATTCGCATATGACGGTCCATTTGCAAATAGGGTTATTATTCCGTCATATGATGAGAAAAGGCAGATAAATTATTTCATTGCTCGTTCTTATTTATCAAAACCAAAGATTAAATACAAAAATCCCGAGGTACAAAAAGAAACAATAATTTTCAACGAAAGTCTAATTGATTGGACAAAGAAAATTTACTTGGTTGAGGGGGCGTTTGACTCGATTTTCTTGGATAATGCCATCCCAATGTTAGGGAAATACATAAGTGACTTACTGTTCAATAAGATTTACGATTTGAAATGTGAGGTCACAATTGTTTTGGACGGAGATGCGTGGAATGATGCAGAAAACTTATACCATAAGATGAATTGTGGTAAATTAATGGGTAAAATTAATATTGTTAAATTACCAAAAGATAAAGATATTGCAGATTTGTGTGGTGATTTAACAGGATACGAAGAATTTAAATTAGATTAAATGGATTTATTAGGAATTTCACAAGAAATAAGAGAAACCCTTGAAGTAAAGAAAAAAGAACTCGAATTGACGTTCTTTGAAGATGAACACATATACTTCATGAGAGATATTGATGGAAAATATAGAAACGATTTCCCTTCAGTATCGAAAGTTATTAAAAAATTTTATGTTCCGTTTGATGCAGAATCGAAAGCTCTTCAAATGACTGACGGTGATGAAGAAGAAACAAAAATACTACTTGAAAAATGGAAAAAATCGGGTGATTATTCCACCAATTTAGGTAGTAGGGTTCACTACATGTTAGAATCGGATTTAGTTGGTCGTTACAATAACTATAAAGAGGTTAGACAACCAATATTTGAGTGTGATTCACAACAATTGGTTAAGAGTAACAACATGATTACTGCCGGTAAAGAATTTTTGGATTTGATGCACGAAAGAGGTGCGGTGTTATTAGACACTGAGATGGTTTTGGGTGACCCTGAACTTGGTTATGTTGGTCAACCTGACAAGGCTTGGTTAATGATGAACAGACAAAGGGATAATTTTGGTATTGTAATTACCGATTGGAAAACGAATCAAGAGAAAAACTTTCAGATTCAACCATATACGGGTAAAATGTTACATCCTTTTCAAAATTATCACGACACCGCTTTGACACATTACTTTATTCAATTACCTTTGTACGGTAAATTACTATTGAAAATGTTATCGGGAACTAAATTCGGTGATGTAAAATTACTTGGATGTGTAATCACACATCTAAAAGATAACTCCACATTTACCGAGTATAAAGTACCTGCAGACATCACAAATTCAATATTACAAATGGACGTAAAAAAATACTTATAATGATAAAGAAAATTATACACATCTCTGATTTACATATCAGAACCTTCCAACTACATGATATGTACAGAAGACAATTTAGGTTGTTGTTAGAAAAACTAAAAACCCAAATTTCTGATTGCAATTATGATGAGGTTAGAGTAGTAATTACCGGTGATATTGCTCACCAAAAAATTAACATTTCAAACGAACAGATGATGTTAACCTCTTGGTTAATAACTCAGTTGTATGAAAATATTGGTAGTGTTATTATCATCCCCGGTAATCACGATTTCTTGGAAAACAACACAAATCGTTTAGATAGTATTACACCCATCGTTGAATTACTCAACAGTGATAAAGTAAAATACTTCAGAGATTCAGGTGTATATGAGGATGACAATATAAATTGGATTGTCTACTCGTTATATCAACATAACCAAAAACCTGATTTCCTTAGAGAGGAAGGTAAACTACATGTTGGTCTATTCCACGGACCTATTCAAGGTTTATCAACGGATTTGGGTTTTGAATTTGAAAACGCATACTCACCATTAAACTTTGTTGGTTTGGATTTATTACTGTGTGGTGATATCCATAAAAGACAGATGTTCGCATTACCAAACGGTGGTAAAGCGATTATGATTGGTTCACTAATACAACAAAATTTTGGTGAAACGGTTAATCATCACGGATATGGTATTTATGATGTTGAGACAAATGAGTATCAAACATATGATATTGAAAACGAACAACCATTCTTACATTTCTCAATATCAGATATATCAGACATAGAAAATGAGTCAGAAAAATTACTTAATATTAGATGATGAATTTTTAAAATATTGTGAATTAAATGAAATTCATGATACTGAAAAATTAGCGAAGGAGATTTTCAGAAAGGGTTTCAACATTACAAAATATGGTGAGACCCCCACAACTCTTTATACGCAAAAAATCATCGAAAAAGAAGTGATTAAAGAGGTGCCGGTGGAAAAGATTGTTGAAGTAATTAAAGAAGTTCCTGTTGAAAAGATTGTTGAGGTGGTTAAGGAAGTTCCGGTCGAAATAAAAGGAGACACCCAAGTTGTAGTAAAAGAGGTAATTAAGGAAGTTCCTGTTGAAAAAGTCGTTGAGGTTATAAAAGAAGTTGTTAATAACGATGAAATCGTTAAATTGCAACAGGAAAACCAACAACTAAAATCTGAATTAGAAACCATAACAAAATCATTAGAATCTCTTGGTAAAAAGGGTAGGTTTATGAAGGATAGTAATCTTTCATCATTATATGGTGAATGATTTTGTTTATTCGGAATTTTTAGTTATATTTTAAAGAAAAAAACATGGCACATATTTTTATTTGGATGATTGCTGCTTATGGTATGAGTACCATATTAGTTTACGGTTCAATATTCGAATCGGTAAGAAATTTTATCCATGATTGGGGGAATAACCAACACACACCATTTCAAGGAATCGGTAAGTTTATTTCAGGATTAATAAGTTGCATGTTGTGTACATCAACGTGGGTTGGATTCTTTTTTTCACTTACAATTGGTGGTTTATCATCAACACACTTTGATATGCATTGGTTACCATCAATATTTTTCGATGGTATGTTTACAGCTGGCTCGGTATGGGCAATTAACGCGATAGTTGAATTTTTTGAAGAGAATAGATTCACAAAATAATCGCATGAATAACACACAATTTTTTGAATGGGCTATATTAAAAGATTCTATGATGACACTGAAGTTAGAGAATTTGCAAAAAAATTTTTAAAAGACGTTTTTAATCTTAACTTTGAATCTCACAAAAATCTCAGAGGGATAGATTTAATAAATGTTGAAGATAATACCTTTGGGGTTGAACTTGAGAGGGGTGGTTGGATTGGAGACTTTTGGGGGAATGAATATTCACTCATTAGTGGTTTGGGGTACAGAACCGTAAACATACCGATAAGGAAAACAAAATATTGGTATGATAAAAAAGAAGGTTCGTTATCACCAAATAAGAACAAACATTGGTTTGTTCGAACTAACAAGACATTCACTCAGGTAATTGTGATAAAACCGGCAACCATTAAACACAAGGACAAAATATTGTTTACGGAATTTAAACCGAACAATAGTGATGAAGTTGAAAAATGGATGTCATTTAGAAAAGAACACGTAAAAACATACAACCTCAAAAAAGAAAAATGGAGACTACAAACAATAAAATGAGTACGTATAAAAATCCTTACATTAAAGTAACGTGGCAAGATACACACGAAAACTTCACATCAGAGAAGATTAGTCGTGTTAAGTCATATTTCCAAAAGAAGTACAACACGAAGTATGTTCAAATCGTCACCAAAGTAATCTCTAACGAGGACAACACTAAACTAGCATCATTAGATATTTCGGAAAATATCTCCGACTTTCAATACCAAAAAATCTTAATGAAAGACTTTGTTGAAGAGAACAAAATAGATGTCTCTCTTGACAGGTTGAATAATTTGGATAATAAGGTAAACGAGGAGTTCCTTAAAAACAATGGTGATAAAATAAAATACAGTAAGTGGTTTGTTAAAAAAGTTGAGTTCTCAAACTTCTTATCTTATGGTAGGAACAATGAGATTGATTTTACTGAATTACCGGGTATTACTGTTGTTGAATCAACACCGAAAAACTTTGGTGGTAAATCAACTGCAACAGTTGACCTATTGTTATTCCTATTTTTTAACAAAACAACTAAAACTAAAACAAACTCTGAAATCTTCAACAGATTCAGTAGTGATGATGAGGTTAGGGTTAAAGGTTACATAACCATCGATAATGAAGATTACATTATCGAAAGGGTTAGTAATAGAAAAAAAAGTAAGAGTGGTGATTACACAGTAACCAATAAACTTGAATTTTATAAAATCAATCCTGACGGTACAACCGAAAATCTAACCGGAGAACAACGTAGAGAAACCGAGGAGTTTATCACACGAGCAATCGGTACGGAAGAGGATTTCTTATCTACCATCCTAACTACGGGTTATAATTTAGAGGAGATGATTGAATCTAAACCAACCGCTAGAGGTCTTATCTTGACCAAATTTTTAGGTTTGGAAATCCTAAAAGAAAAAGAGGAAATTTGTAAAGGAATCCAAAGTGAATGGAGTAAAAAACTTATCTCCAATAATCATAATATTAACGATTTAGAAACTGAAATCGAATCGTTCAAAGATGCTATTAAAACCAATCAAGAAGAAATTTTAAGATTGGAAAATGAATCACTCAAACAACAAAATTCCTTAGAGAATAACGAGTCTAAGCGTGATAATCTTCTTTCTAGAAGAAACAATGACATCGACCAAGAATTAATTAGAACAAATGTTGACCAAATCAAAATGGATATCAATGTTCTAAAAAAACAAAAAGAGTCCGCATCAACTAATGCTAAGTTGGTTGATGTGAAAGAACCTTCACAATATTATTTGGAAGATGAACACCAAGTAATCAAAGATGAAATTAACGGATTAATTGTTGAGGGTCGAGTTAATGCGGATACCATAACAAGAAACGAAACGTTAATTAAACAACTTGAAGATGGTCAGATATGTCCAACTTGTAATAGAGCTTTGGATACTGTTGACCATAGTGGTGAAATAAATAAGTTAAAAGAACTTGTTGAATCAACCAAAAAGATACAGGTTGAAAACCGAAAAAAATACGATGAACTTAGTGAGAAAGAAAAGACCTATTCTAATCTGAAAAAAGAATTCGATGAGTATGAGAAGAATAAGTTAAGAAAAACTAAGTATGAATTGGAATCCGACCAAAAACAAATGGAGATTGATAAGTTACAGATTAAACTTGATAACTACGACCGTAACAAACAAAAATTAGAAGAGAACCAAAAGATTGACGCTGAACTTATCGGATTGAAGACACAAATTGAATCTGCAAATTCATACATCAGACAGTGCACCACCAATATTGAGAAATTAAAATCTCAGAACGGTACATTAAATGAAAAGATTGAAACCAATAAAGAGTTGGTTCGGAAGATTAAAGTTGAGAACGAAACCCAATCAATTTTTAAAGTTTACTTAACCGTGTTTGGTAAAAATGGTATTTCTAAAGTAATTTTGAAAAATATGGTACCGTTGATTAACCAAGAACTTTATCGTCTATTGGTGGACAGTTGTCACTTTATCCTTGAGTTGAACATAAACGACAAAAATGAGGTAGAATTTATTATGATTGATACTGAGACAAGAATTGTTAAACCTCTAAGTTCTGGCTCGGGTTATGAAAGAACAATATCATCATTAGCGTTGAGAAGTGTTTTAACAAAAATCTCATCTTTACCTAAACCAAACATTGTGGTTATGGATGAGGTCTTCGGTAAAATTGCGGACGAGAACTTGGAAATGGTGGGAGAGTTCTTCAAAAAGATTAAAGATTACTTTGAACATATATTTGTAATTTCACATAACCCATTGATTAGAAATTGGTCAGACAATTTAGTAATGGTTAAAAAGGAAGATAACATAAGTTCAATTGATTTTATTACACCAAAAATTTCGTAAATTCACTTTTTTTTCTTACATTATATAAAAATTATCATGAATCCAAAGGACTACAAAGATTTCGGACTATTCGCTAAAGACAAAGGTGTTAGCGGATTAAACTTACACTATTACAACAAACAGGTTGAGGATAGTTTAACCCCGTACATTCTCGAAGAGAGACAGATGAATGTTACGGTAATGGATGTTTTCTCCCGACTTATGATGGAGAGAATTATATGGGTGGCAGGTGTTGTTAATGACAACATGTCCACAATTGTACAAGCACAGTTAATGTTCTTGGATAGTTTGGATAGTACTGATATTACCATGCACATTGACAGTCCGGGTGGTTCTGTTAAATCAGGTTTATCCATGGTTGATGTTATGGAATATATCAAATCTGATATTAGGACCGTAAACACGGGTATGGCAGCATCAATGGGTTCAATATTACTCGGTGCTGGTACTAAGGGTAAAAGATGTTCATTGAGATTCTCAAGAACAATGTTACACCAATCATCAGGTGGGTTTCATGGAAATATCCAAGATGCAAGAATCAACATGGAAGAATGGGATAAATTGAATAAAACATTATTCCAATTATTAGGTGAGTACTGTAACAAACCAGCCGAACAAGTTATGACAGACGCTACGAGAGATTTGTGGTTGTCATCTGAAGAGGCGTTAGAGTATGGTATCATCGATGAAATTATCAGAAAAAAATAAAATTCTGTTAATATTTATTGGAAATCATAAACAATATAGATAAATCAAATGACTAAAAATCAAATATCTTATTTACTGAACATTGTTTTAATCGGTGTTATTTTGTATCTGTTATTCTTCAATAATTCGGGGGAAAATAGTAACATTAAAATGTACAATCAAAAGATTGATTCATTGAATAGTATCATTATTTCAAATAATAAAAAACTTGACTCATTATCCATTGTTGAAGGTAAACAAATGGAAAACGTTCAGAAATTAAAAGATGAGTTATCACAAGTTTCCAATAAAAATAAAGAATTAAAAAGAAAGTATGAAAAAGAATCTGCTCGTTACAATAGTATGTCTAATGATGACATTACCGACCTTTTCTCAGAGTCGTTCAAATGATTCAATTAGATGTGTTCCTGTGTCACAACTAAGGAATGCATTGAAGATGAAAAACGACTTTGAATTATGTAAAATTGCATTAAGTGAATCGAGAGACTCGGTTAACACTTTAACCAAAATTGTCACCACACAAGATAGTGTGATTGTAACAAAGACGGAGACCAATAAGATACTATCTGAAAACAACAATAATCTCAATCAAACCCTTATCTTAAAAGACAAAATTCTCGGAGAGAAAGATAAGGAGATTAAAAAAGCAAAGTCTACAAGTAAAAAAATTGCGGGTGGTGGAATCCTCCTAGTTTTGTTAGCGTTATTGATATAATAGTATAATATGAAAACATACTTATTGTTTTTATTTTCAGATTTCCAAGACCATGAAGATGTTGAATTCTTCTGTTTAGATATATTGGGTGCAAGTCCGGTAGTATCTAAGGTTAGATTTGTAATTGAGGATACGTCTAAAAGTATCATTGTGATATTTGAATCCGAATCATCAAGAAAAGAACTATCAGAAGAATTACATAACATTATATCCATGGAAGACGTAAAGTTCTATTTCCTTTTTGAAAGGGAAAGTATCTACAGTGCCAATTTACCTGTACAGATGAAAGATTTTATGTTCAAACCTTCGGAGGAACACACCTCTCTTAGATTGGATTACAATAAGAACAAAAAGACAGAAGAATCTGATGTACCAATGGATTTAGATATTATACTAGACAAAATCGAACAACACGGAATTGAGAGCTTAACACCTGATGAAAAAAAATTTTTGGACGACTTTAAAAATTGAGAAATTTCATTTATTTTTACAAACGAACCACAAATCAATTTTTTCATGAGTAAAACCATATTAATTAACACCGAAGAGATTCAGAATTACATTAAAGACATCCGTAAAATCAAGGTAATCACACATGACCGACAGGATGTAATCTTTGAAAAACTCAAAGACCCAACATTACCAAAATCCGAAAGACAAGAATATTTGAATGAACTCGTACTCGGTAATCTTCGTTTCGTAATCACAGTTGCAAAATCTTATCAAAACAATGGAATGGATTTAATTGACTTAATATCCGAAGGGAATATTGGGTTAATTCGTGCAGCTGAAAGATTCGACCCGAATAGTGGTAACAAATTCATATCGTATGCAGTTTGGTGGGTTAAACAATCGATTATGGCATCGTTAAATGATAATGCCAGAACAATCAGACTTCCCTCAAACATCATTCAGGAAAATCAAAAGAAGAAAAAGAACGAAAACTTAAATATTGACGACCAACACTACTTTAAAAGTGAAGATACCGATGTTGATGTTACGTTACCACATTGTGTAAATTTATTCGATGAAATAAATGAAGATGGTGACCAATTATTCGACACAATTATCAATGTCGATGCTGACAACCCTGAAGATATTCTAAACACAAAAGATGAAATTAAAAGGAGAGTATCGGCGATGTTATCAATTTTAGATGACAGGGAAAAGGTAATCATTGAGAAATCATACGGATTAAATGGTGTTGAAATGAATTTAGAGGACTTAGGTGAAGAATTCGGATGTACCAAGGAAAGAATAAGACAGCTAAGAGATAAAGCATTAAAGAAACTCCGTAACGATAGTTATGGTTTATTAAACTATTTATAAATAAAAAATTATGAAAAATTTCATTCAAAAAAATTTCACAATCATTGTTTTGGTAATCGCAATTTTGGGGTTATTTAAAAGTTGTGGTGATGGTAGGGAACTATCTAAAATGAGAAAAGAAATCGAATCAATTAAAGATTCAACCTACACTAAATCTGAACTTGACGTAAGATTAAAAATTGAAGGTTTGAGGTCAGAAAAAAGAATGATTCAGGCAACTGATAGAAAAATTTTAGATGTTAACCGTCAAACACAAATTGATGAAGAAATAAATAAATTAGAAAATAGTATTAAATGAAAAATTGGTTCAACAGGAATTATAAGACAGTAATAATTTTATCGTTTTTAATCCCAATCATTACTGTTGCATTAGTATCAATTTCTCACGTAACAAAATGGTATGGGATATCGAATCCATTAACTTGGGCAATATATCTCTCAATTGGTATTGAAATTGCTGCGTTATCTGCGTTAGCTGCAATATCTGCGGACATGGGAAAAAAAGTTTACTTCCCATTTGGTATTGTTACCTTGATTCAATTCATTGGTAACATTTATTTCGCATATTCATATATTGACATAAACAGTCAATCATTTATATCTTGGGTTGAATTGGTTGCACCTTTATTGGAATTTATGGGTGTTGACCCAACAGACTATGTTGGACATAAACGATTCTTAGCATTCTTTGCTGGGGGTATGTTACCAATCATCTCACTTTCCTTCCTACATATGTTGGTGAAATTTACACAAGATAATAAGTCACAAACAAAAGAAGAAACAAGTGTAGAGAAAGAGACACCGGTTGTTGAAGCGAAAGACATTGTTGGTGAAGTTTCAAGAGTTAGATTGAATGATGAACAATTAGTTGCGTTAGAAAAAATATTAACTAAAAAAACATCCGAAGAACCGATAATTGAGGAAAAAAAAACCTTAATTAAACCCGAACCTGAGACTCAACCACAGATTGTTGAAGAAACTCCAACCAATGACGAGGAAATGGTTAACAAGTGGGAGAATAACGAGTCTCTTGAAGGTCTTACACCAATGAATGAAGAGTCTCCTGTTATTGATTTAATACAACCAAACGAAATCCAAATAATTGAAGAACCAACACCTATTGTTGAGCCCGTTGTGGAAGAACCTGAACCTGTTGTTGAAGATATGGTATCGGTACAACCTGAACCTACTATTGTTGAACCAATAGTACCATATGAAGAACCTACACAAGAAATTCAAGAAACTATTATTGAAGAGTCTCCACAAACGGATATTATAGAAGAACCAACATCTATTATTGAGCCCGTTGCGGAAGAACCAATTCAAGAGGTAGAAGAAACCCAACCAATGGTTGAAGAACAACCCACCCCACAAGTAGAAGAAACCCCAATAGTTGAACTTCCCACAGTTAGTGAGGAAGAAAAAAAAAATTAGAAGAGGTAGAGTCCCCGGAGGAGCAGGAATCGTCGGAAAACTTTGGTTTGGAGATTGGGGAAGACACAGATAATACCACAGAAGATAGTAGCATTTCTTCTGTTATACGTAAAAAATTAACAAGGAATGTTGGAAATACACAACGTAGAAGGTTTAGATAATAAAACCCTTAACATTGTTCGAAGAAAGACAAAAAAACATCAAATCTTATTGTATGATACGGGTAGAAGAACTGACGATTTTATCAATAAATTAAAATACAGAAAGTGTGGTAAATATGATGAAATACCACACTTTGTTGTTACTAAATTAGGGACAATTTATCAGTTATATAGTACTGACTATTACTCAAATACATTTGATGAACCTCTAATTGATAAACAATTTATAAAGATTGCAATTGAGAACCTCGGGTGGTTAAATAAAAATACCATTACGGGGTTTTTAAATAATTGGATTGGTGACCCTTATAGGTCAGAACCATTCGTTAGAAATTGGAGAAACTACTACTTTTGGGATAGATATAATGATGAACAAATACAGTCAGTTGTAAACTTATGTTACTCTTTGTGTGAAAAACACGACATACCCCCAAAAATCGTACCGTCACAAGGTTATTTAGAAAAAGTAATCAACTTCAAGGGAATTACGTGTAAATCCAATTTTTCAAATATTTATACAGATATAAACCCATCATTTAATTTTAGATTATTTTTCAAAAATGAAGAACAAGGTAACAGAATATGACCAAATCAAAGGTATGTTGAACAAAATGAGAAATCTCAATGAAAGTAAACATATCAATAAAATGCAGATTAACGAGAACGAAGAAATTGAGAAGACTCAACCATCATCGTCCGACTTCGATAAGGAACAATATGACAATGTTGAAGTAATCAACGATGTTGAAGTAAAACTATTATCAACAGATAAAGAAGATATTTCACTTAAACCTGATGAAAAAGAATCTATCACACAACTAATCGATTCATTCAGACAACAAGTTTCTCAAATTGCGGAATTAGACCCGGGTTTTACCATTTCTGAAAGACAAATAAGACTTGATGGTACAATAACTGATTTGGAGATAAACTTTGTTCTAATTGCGGGTGAAGATGCTGGTTTATATATCAATAGTGACATGTTGTCTATTGAAAACGAAACAATTCAAATGTTAGAGAAAATTTCTAAGTTTTACCCAACATTTGTTACGGCTATGGAGCCATTAATTAGAGATAGAATGAGTTCATAATGGCACTTACAAATTCGGACATTAAAGAGATTGAGAAAATTGCAAGAAAAGAAATGAAAGATTTCTTAGAGACGACTCAAGCTCATAATATAGTAATGAAAATAATTCAAAAAGAGATTGGTGCGAGGTCTGTGGATGAAAGAATAGTTGATTTATCATCTAAGGTAGTCGTTGAACTATTCAAAACCCTTTGGCAACGCAAATCTTTTTGGGAAACATCCTTAAAGAGTGTTAGGTAATGAATAAATTAAAAGGAGGTCTATCGGACAATAAAACTTTGTCTGATATTGCAATTAAACACACATACGACGATAGTAGAGACTCTCTCGATAAAGGGAAATATAATTCCATGTTAAAACATTTAAACAAACAACTTGACATGGGGTTAAATATTGAATCAGAACACACCAAAGATAAGTCTAAAGCAAAAGAAATTGCTATGGACCACTTATGGGAAGACCCTAATTACTACACAAAACTAAAAAAGATTGAAGCGACCGAATCTACCGGTGCGGATTCAGCTGGTGCATTTGAACCGGCATTTGGTTCAACACCAATCAAGAGAAAAATCAACGTAATTCATAACCTAAAAGAAGAGGAGGAACTTGGTGAGGTAACCACAGCGAGCTCTTCAGGTGCATATGATGTTCCTTTTGGTGATGGAGGTAAAAATCCATTAAAAATAGGTGGTCCTGATAGTATAAAAAATAGTAGAGCGGTAAAAGATAAAAACTTCCCTAAATGGGGTGGTCCTAAAGGTGTTTTTATTAAAATAAAGGAAAAATGTAAGAAATACCCATACTGTAATCAAGGCGACATCAAAGCCATTGAGATGTTAGAGATAGATGAATTAACAGAAGCGGTTAAAAACGTCTCTAAAAAAACAGGAATACCATACTCTCAAGTGGAAAAAATAGTAATAAAAGAAATAAATAAGATATTTATTAAGTAAATGGAAAACCAAATATCAAATATCATTGAAGAATCTCTTTTTAATGAGGTAAAAAAGACTATTCTTAACGAAAATAAAGAAGGTAAAGAAGTTTATCACATTACATGTGAAGGCGAACCTGTAGACTCTTTTGAATCGGAAGAGATTGCAATGAAACATTTAGATATTTATAAAAAGAAACATCCCGAAAAGGAGTTCATAATCGAAAAGAAAAAGTACGAATCACCGTCTGAAATGATTGACAAATTAGACCAGATGGGTGAAGAACTTGAAGAAAATAAAGAAACGAAAAAAATGAAAAAAGTTACAGTATCCGGTTTAGCTGAAGCTGCAATGTTAGCTAAGACTAAAGGTCTTAAAGAATTTAAATTTAATGGTGAGTCATATAACCTTGACGAATATTGGAAATCACTTGAGGAAGAAGAAATGTGTTCAGAGTGTGGACAAGGATATATGGAAGAAGAATCTGACGTTGAGGAGTCAAACGCATTCATATTAGCGGCAGATGCTGCAAAAGATGCTGGTAAAGAAGAATTTGAATTCCCTAAAGGTAGTGGAAAAATGCATAAAGTAACTTTGAGTAAAGACATTGACGTTAACGAAGAAAAAATGTGTTCAGAATGTGGGGGCATGATGAACGAAGAAGGTATGTGCAATGAGTGTGGAAAGTCAGGTATGTACGAATCAAAGAAAGTAAAACTTAAATTAACCGAAAGTGAATTGGTTTCTTTGATTAAGAAAATGGTTGAAAAATCAAAAGGAAAAGTTAACGAATCTATACCGGGATTAGCAATGACTAAAAAAGTTCAGTCAGTTTCTAAAAAAGACGGAGATGACCACATGAAAGAAGTTGAAAAAAAATTAAAAGACATCTCAACCTTTGATGGTAACGATAACCCTGAATTCCCTAAACAAATTGGTAAAGGTGAAAAAATGGCGATAAATCCTACAGAAGAACAGGATGAAATTATTGCTGATACTAGAGGTGGTGGAATGGAAGATTTAAATTACGATTATGAACCATCTGAAAACTTCAAAAAAAGATTAAAAATGGCATTAGAGGGTGACCCTAAAATGGGTAACTCACAAGATGCTGGTAATGTTATAAAAACCGACACAGGAAAAAATTTAAGTAAGAAAGCTGAGAGAAAAAAAGAAAAAGACTCTAAAAACTTTGAAGTTAGTTGGGGTCACAGCTGGAAATCACCTGAAAAAGTTGTTGTTGTAAAAGAATCTGAAAAACCTAAAATGACTTCAATTCTCGAAGAGGAAGTAAAGAGAATGAAGAAAATTATAGGTTACGATGATGCAACCCAGTAATCATTCTTTTTCTCCTTTTCTTTCTTTATATTTTATTATGTTTGAAAATATATGGAAAAGAGAAATGATTATACTGAGTTTGATATATCTGAAAAATACAAACATCAAATAGATATTTGGTACAGAACCTACAATATAAGTCGTGATAAAATTTTATTATTTTACGACTTCCTTTCCTCTTTATATAATTTAATTGATAACACCTTTTTGGGTGAGGATGTTTTATTTAACGAATCCGACCAAAGAGGTCATTTTGATTGGTGCTGGAATAAAATAGTTGATGATTTCAGTAAAGAACGTATTTTCTTTAAAGAAAAAGGTAATCACTACGAATATTTTTGGAACTTCTTCTATGAAGCATATTATCTAAGTAAGATGGATAATAGAGAACACCGCATAAATGAATACTTCTACAAATTGTTTGATTTTAGATATATTAAATCGAGGTCAGAACTTGATATCCTTACTGAGGTCTATAAATTATTTGACCAAAACTTGAAAAAGTGATTTTTTTTCCGTATACTATGTATAAAAACGGAAAAAATGGAAACTCTAAAGAAAATTAAAGACCTAGTAGAAAAGATGTCAGTTGACACTACTAAGGTATTCGAAAAGGGTAATAGAAGTGCTTCAATTCGTGCAAGAAAATATGCACAAGAAGTAAAAGAGTTGATTCCCCAATTTAGAAAAGAATTGTTACAAGAAATAAAGAAACATGATAGTTAACATAGTAATATTTTTTACTGTACTGAGTATAGTATATTTAGCTAAATTTTTAATTTCATTTTTAGTTAATTTTTTTTCGGAAGAACCGAAACCAATGACCCTATCAAAAATAGATACAGTGTTAATATACCTTGCGGTATCATACCTAATAACGTTTATAATCAGGTTACCAAATGTTTGATAATATAAGAATTTTAAGACCATATTTTTTCTCATTAAGAGAAATTGAAAATAATGTTAGTTTAGACATCAAATTACCGGTTACTTGGAAATTTGAAAATATAGTTTCCCCATATAAATCTATTAAGGTTAAGGTACAAGACAAGAACGAGAAGTTTACTCTAATATCTTTAGTTAGTAGTGCAACTGCTGATGGGTATGAGGTTGTCTTTAGATGTGCTAGAGAAGTTATTAGTGTTAACAAGGAATACGAAGAGAAACAAAGACTATTACAGTCCAAAATTAAGGAACTTGAAATATTGTTTCAACATGAATCTTTAGATAAACTAAGAGAAATATCATTTATCGAAAATGCAAAACAACAAGAGGATACAACAAGCATTAGAATGGTTGAACAGGGAGACAGTGAAGGACTCGAAGGAAGTGGAGAACCACAAGAACCAGATGATTCAGGAAATCAAAAAATTGGATAAAACAAAAATGTTTTCACAACCCGAAAAGAAAAAAATAACCTTTTTAAAAAGATTGGCAATTATATTTGGATATGCAAAAAAAGGGTGATTTAATAAATCAAATAGCGATTATATCTGATTTAATTGAAAAAATGAATTTGGATAAAGAATCAAGTACAATGGTATTTGATTTAAAAGAAGATGTGTTTTTATCCACATTTGAATATGTTAATAAAAAACACAATAACCGAATGTCAAAACCCGATAAAACATTCACAATTAAAATTGGTGAGGTTGATGTAATTTTTAATAAGAGTAGTGTCTAAATAACTCCGATTTTTTAAATCCTTTAGACTCTAATAATGTGTATAGTATTTTTCTTTGTGCCGTAGATACATCTTTCACAAAGATAAAATTACCCCTCTTTTTCTTGAGAACATCTTCTCTAATTAACTCAAATAGTCTCTCAGCGTCTCGTATGTTCTTATTACCAAAAAGAAGTATATTATCTTCGTTTTGTACAAATAATTTATTGTTCAATGTGAATATCTGACCAACATCGGTAATTGTTAGTATCTGTTCCAACACTTCATGATAACGAATTCTTTCTTTTTTCTGAAAGTCATATATCAACTCCTCTTTCCAATACGGAATTATTTCCTTAATTCTGAACTTATCATTTTCATACTTGGCCTCTATTAATCTACCTAAACTATCTTTTACAAATGTTTTTGTAGACCATCTTGTATTAGGGAAAATTAATGCCAATTCATAAACTACTTCATTACTTCTTCTTCTGTTTTGTATTTTAACAAAACGAGGTTTTTTCTGAGTCTTATACTCATGCCAATAATCGTACACGGTGTTCTTTTTTTGACACCTGTACAATATCTTAACTCTTTTCTTGTTACAAAAGAGAACTATAAAGTATTTTCCATTTTTCATAGGAAGTTTTTAATGAATGAGTAAATACCGTATATTGAGAATGCACCCATTATGATGAAAAATATGGTAATATACTTCTGAATCTTTTCCACCATTTTTTCCGCGTCCTCTTTAGTGATAGCGGATTTTTCCTGTCCTTGTCTACAACTTTTACATGCCATAATACATCAAATTTACGTATTTCATAAGTATTTATCAATATGAAATTAATGGAAATTTTAGAGGACACCATTATTGAGAAGTGGTCGATGAAATACAAAAAGACAATAGACTGCACCAACCCAAAAGGGTTCTCCCAAAAAGCACATTGTGCAGCAAGAAGAAAAAGACGTGCAGGTGGACACACCAAATCGAAACCCGTAAAATAAATCTTTCGTTGAGATTTCCATTTTCGACTTTTTTTATTTATATTTTTAGAAGTCTAATCAATAACACAGGAATTTTTATAAAGAATGATATCATACATCGGAGGAAAAGCCAGAATCGGTAAATGGATTGTACCATTTATCCCAACAGACATAGAAACCTACGTTGAGGGGTTTTCAGGTATGTTCTGGGTATTCTTTAACATGGATTTAAAGAAGTACCCGAACTTAAAAACAGTTGTTTATAACGACTTTAACAGACTAAACGCGAATTTATTTAAATGTGCTAAACACTATGACAGATTATGGGAGGAATTATCTAAATACCCTTGTCAACAACTTGGTGTGGAAAATACACCTCCTGAGTATGAACAAATGTTTCGTCAGTATCAAAAAGAGGTTTTCAGTAATGATTTGGTCATTGGTGACGAACCCAACTTTGAGGTGGCTGCAAAATATGTTTATGTCTTAACTCAAGTATTCTCAGGTTCAAAACCTGAAACGTCTAATTATACCGATTATAAAGGAAAGTATAGATGTAAAGTTTTAATATTCATGGATAAATTAAAACATCCCGAATATAGAGCACATCTTGACAGGATTACTTTCGTTGAAAATATGGATTTTCAAAAGGTGATTGAGAAATACGATTCACCCACAACCTATTTTTATATGGACCCACCATATTGGAAAACGGAAAATTATTATTCAAACCATGATTTTGACAGAGATGACCATGAAAGATTGGCCAACTCTTTAAAAAATATTCAGGGTAAATTTAGTCTTTCATATTATGAATTTAAACAACTACGCGAATGGTTTCCTGAAGAAGACTTTGGTGTAGGTAAAAATGGTCAGTTGTTAATGTTTCAACCAACCAAATACAAATGGGCAAGAGAAACATTCAAAAAAGCTGCTGCGGCAAAAAAAGACGGTACTCAAAATGAAGGAGTCGAATTGTTGATTATGAATTATTAAATATGAACTATTCTCCCGAAGTTTTAATATATTTGCAAACTATAAAAAATTATTTCAACAACAATCAGGAAGCTAGAAGTTATTTCCTCTCCAATTTGAATGAAGAGGAATTTTATAAACATGTTTCTGATGTTGCGGAAAATAATTTGAAAAAAAACGGAGAACCTCAACTGAGTAAAGAACAGTTTGAGTTTCTGAGAGTTAGTTTGATGATTTTTAAACAAGTCGAGGATGAAGAAATTTTAGACACCATATATGAATATACACCAAAAAACATTAAATTTTATTTCAAATGAAAAATAGAGTACCCCAAAATTATTTTATCTACGAAACATCATACGGTTCTGACATTCCGGTGAGTCAAATATTTGCACATTCTTTCGATAAGTTACCTTCAATGTATAGATTGAATAAAAAGTACAAACTTGATTTAATAAATTACATTGTAACTAAAGGTTTTAAACATGAATGTGAGATAAGACTTAAATCCAAAAGAACCGAAAAAGAGAATCTTGAGACACTTTACATCAATGACAAAAAAGAAATTGCTGCGATGATAAAAGTCATTCAGATTGAGGGTATTGGTGACCCGTATTGTGAAATCATATTCCATTACTCATTACTCAATGGTAACTTTGAATCTCAATTTAAAATTGAAGATATATCAAAATTTGAAATCACAACAAAGAAGAGTGGTATCAACTTAGTAAAGTTAGAAATGGGTCATTTAGATACTGAAGAATATGAATTGAATGTATCTGACATGGATATTGAGTTAAACTATGGTGAAGAATTTTTGAAAGTTCATGAAACTATAGTTAAGAGGCTTAATAAACCAAACGACAAAGGTATCATTTTATTCCATGGAGACCCCGGTACCGGTAAAACATCTTACATTAAATACCTAACAAAGTTGGTTGGTGATAAAGAAATTTTATTCATCCCACCATCAATGGCGGAATCATTATCTGAACCATCTATCATCCCATTCTTAATGGAACACAAGGATTCAATTTTAATTATTGAAGATGCTGAGAAAGTAATTGCAGATAGAGAGATGAATGGTTCATCTGCAGGTGTTTCTAACATATTGAATTTAACCGATGGTATTTTAGGTGATTGTTTGAATATACAGATAGTTGCAACCTTTAACATGAAAAGAGAGAAAATTGATTCCGCATTATTAAGAAAAGGTAGATTAATCGCGGAACATAAGTTTGCACCTTTAAGTGTTGAGAACGCTAACCGTCTTCTAAAAAAATTAGGAAGTGAAAAAACAGTTGACAAACCAACATCTCTTGCCGATATTTACAACATTGACGAGGATGTATTCAAAGTCGATAATAAACAACAAATAGGATTTAAAAATTAAAAATGGAATTAATTACAACACAACAATTAAATGAAATGAAACAGAACGGAGAAAAAGTTCTCGTTGATTTCTTCGCAACATGGTGTGGACCATGCAAAATGTTATTACCAAGATTAGAATTATTACAACACGATTACCCTAACATCAAGTTTGTTAAAATTGATGTTGACCAAAACAGAGAGGGTTCGGTAGAGTACGGAATTCGTTCAGTACCTACAGTTATGATTTTTAATGGTGAAAACGAAGTTTACAGAACATCAGGAGTTAAACCTGATAGCGAATATAAAGAGGTATTAAATTCTTTGTAATATGGGAAATGAACTAGTGGTATTTACATTGGAAGGATGTGGCCATTGTAAAATACTAAAAGAAAAACTAAGTAACCTGTCGATACCATTTAAAGAAATTGAAGTTAGTAAAAACAAAGAGATTTGGAATAAAGTGGTAGAACAGACAAAAAATGAATTCCTTCCCGCATTTTACATCAAACAAGAAGGTACAAATAAAGGTCCTTTCTTTTGTCCTGACAAGGATTTTAAAGATGATGATGAAGCAATTCAGATTATCAAAAAATACATCACAGTAAATTAAAAAAAGGGGGTTAATACCCCCTTTATTTTTTCTTTATTATAAATATACTGTTATAGTCCATGTGGGTATATTCGTTTAAAAAATCATACTTTAATAACCCAATTATGTCATATTCATCAGGGTTCAATCCCTTGACAATATCATCAACAGCACCTTTTACGTCAGGACTATATTGAAAATCCAAATAATCATCAAAACAAATATATCCACCACTGTTTACTAATTTTGAATAGTGGTTAAAATCATTAAAAACACCAACTCTACTGTGGTTACCATCGATGAATAAAATATCTAAATTAGTTACCTTCTCATTGACTAATGATACTATTTCAGGATTGGACGAGTCACCTTGAATATACTCAAATGTACTTGAACTATTTTTAAATTTGTTTATGTTTCTTTTTACAACATTTGGGTCAATAGGTGAACCTAAATCCAAACTATAACAATTTGTTGGGTAATCGTGAGATGAAATTAAAGATACCGAACATCCAGCATACGAACCAATTTCTAAATAGTTTATTGGTTTATCACCAAATTCTGTTCTAATATCATACAATATATGTGTATGTTTATGGAAAGTTTTCCCTTCCATTTCATTTGCAATCTTATTTATTTTGTTCAAAGATTCTTTAGTTATTTCAAATGAGTAGTTTTTATTTTCGTTCATATCCTTCTTCTAAATGTTTACATGTTATTTTGTTTACCAAACAACCGGGTTTATTAATTGATTTTAAATAATTGGAGGTTCTTTCCCATAAATCAGCATCCCCCGGTAAACCAATTCTTCCGGTTTCTTCATACACATTTCTATGTCTTAGGGGTATTTCTTTAAAGTTTATACATACAGATGAATGAATTAAACCTTGTGGAACGGGATAAAATGGGACGAATAAATCAGAACTGTCAGTTTGTGGTAATATTCTACCACCAACGTATTGTGATTTAGTACATAACCATAAAGCACCCGTGGCATCAATACCGTCTTTTAAACTAGACAGGTGATTTACTTCCCACTCATCATCATGGTCTAAGTGACAAACATAATCATAACCCATTTCTACCGATTTATTTATACCATAATTGTTGGCAGTACCACCGGCATAATTCCATATTAACCACTTGTCTGTATATTTTTCTCTTTCAGCTGCGAATGGTAAATTTTCGTAATATAGTTTTTCAGAATCATAAGAGGAAAAAATGTTTTTAAACTCATCTTCATCTTCATAATGGTCACCAATTACAAAAATCATAAAGTCTTTGTAGTCTTGAGCAAATATTGAATCTAATGCCCTTTTTAAGTAAAACGGTGTTTTTAAATCTTTTCTTTGGTATGTTGTGATAACAATCGAAAATGTCATTGTTTTAATGTTGGTTTATATATGTAAGGATTTGGGAATCCTCTATTTATGAAGTCTTCTTCTAACATATTTGTATATCGATAATGACAAGACCATCTTATTGTGTCATTTAAAATTTCACCCGATGAATGTATTAATAACGTTGAAAAAATTGCGATATCACCAACTTCCATTTCTGGTTGTATTGGTTGACCTTTAGTGACCACAGATGCAAATCCACCAATAGTGGTATAAGGTTGTGGTCCTAATTTATGAGTACCCGGCCACATTAAAATTGAACCATTATCTTTATTTACGTCAACCAACGGCACCCAAACCACTAATGAATCCATACTTGATAACATTGATAACCAATCTTGGTGAGGTGGTGTTTTATAATAAACCTCTTCTTTTGATAATTTCGGGTGATTGAAAAACAATACAGGTCTAGTACATAGATTAGGAAACTCAACACCTAATGATTTAATAGTTTCAACTAATTTATCTTCTACAGGTAATTTATACAATTCTATTAAACCAGATTGAATTATTTTACCACAATTAATGAAAATATCTTCATGTTCATTGAATAATTTAATCATGTTTTCTTTAAAATCACCATCATATCCAAACTTATTAAATTGAATTTTGAAAATGTTTTCCGCTTTCGATTTTATTTTTTCAATATAACCTTTATCAAAAAAATTTTTGAGTATAATATATCCTTCTTCTTTAAGTTGTTGTTGCATATCCAATACCTGTTTTTCCAAATTGATTACCATTATAAAACATAATTAATTTTTTTTCATTTTCAATTATAAATGGATAACATGTCATTAAATTATCCCAATCAGAATTTTCCGTTATGTCTAAATCAATTTCATTATTTTTTAACCAATTTATCCCATCCAATGATGTTGCGGTTTTAATTCTGTATGAATGATTTATATCTTCTCTATAATTTGCTTTATCTCTTATGGAATACCACATTTTATAGTGGTCATCAATTTTTATAACTCTACATGATGAAATACCCCCCTCGTTTTTTTCCAATGGTATTGAGACAATTCCTGTTGGAATCCAATCAATACCATTTACAGATGTTGCATATTTTATATCATAAATCGGTTCAATTTTTTCATTAACCTCAATCCATTCTGAACATGAAAGATACCACATCTTCCATTGGTTATTTTCTATTAATATTTCTACCGTACCGATGTAACCGGGTTCTTTATATGACGTGTGAAATATTGGTCCTTTTGAAAATTTATTCCAACTATTACCATTATCTTCACTAATTGCTAAACCTAAATTATTATGATATGGGACATCTTGTCTTAACGACCACCCAATATAGTAGAGGTATTTTTTACCATCATGGGTCACTATATCGGTTGGCATTATTCCTGCCCAATCAAATAATCCTCTATTACCTAAAGATAAAATAGGTTCAATTGATTCATTTAAAATTATTGATGGGTCATCTTTCCTCACATCAATAAACATCGGGTTACTCTTACCATTAACTCTTGTTGAATAATAGATACGATAAAATGATTCGTACTCATCAACAACCGGAACTTGTGCGTGATGTTTGTTGAAAATATTACCTTTTTTAATCCACATTTTAATAAACCTCTATTGCCGTTTTATTTTGTTTTTTAGCTGGAAGACCCATATAAAAACTATTGTCTTCTGTTGATTTTGTTATTAAACTACCCATAGCAATAAGACAACCTTCACCTATTGTTGTATAATCCCTTATTGTTGAATTAACACCGAACCAAGCCCTATCTTTAACATGACAATGTCCTGATAATACCACATGAGAGGTGAAAAAAACATGGTCATCTATTTGTCCATGATGACCAATATGGTTACCACTCCACATTACAACATTATTCCCTATTGTGGTAAACGGTTGAATCGTATTATCTTCTAATATAAAACAATTCTCACCAATCTTATTACCAAAAACCGTTGCTCTACTTGAAACATACGATATATATTCATAACCTTTATGTTTACCCTCTTCATATATTTTTTGTCTAAGGGTGTTCATTTTAACACCGGTCATTGGTGCAAAAAACAAAAACTCAGAAGGTGGGTAATGATTTTCTAACTCCTCAAATGGAACAACATCATATTCAATTTCAGACCCTCTTGGTTTAAATTTATTTGATGTCATATAACTTTTATTTACAGTAAATGCAACTACTTCATAGTTACTGTCATTGGTTAAATAAAAATGAGCTAATTCCGCTGTGTCCAACACACCAAAAATTACTACTTTATTTTTTTTACTCATATTAATGTGTATTTTTTTAAATCTTCAATTAACAAATCTTTTGGTTTTGTGTATAAACTATCTAATATCGAGACATATGGATTTATAATATTATCACTCATCTTAATGAATGATAATTCAATTCCGTTTTCTAAAAAATACTCTTTATCATAAAGAGATTGACCACCAATCGCATTAATGTAGCTATCACCATTAAGTGACTTTGTGATTTCAATTAGACCATCACCTTTCTTCTTATTTGTTAAACCAACTGAAGTGTCAATAAACTCAGTTTGAATTAAAAGGTATTTAGATATTTTTTTAATCAAATTGAAATTAAAGTCAGAAATATTAATATTATCATCGACAAAACATGGGTTAATAATTTCATCATTAACTATATTATAGTTTGGTGACTTTGAATATAATTGATGTAATGTTTTTTTAAATTTATCATTGTAATTTTTTTCAAAATTAACATAAATTTCTCTACAATTTTTATTTTGACTTGCAGAATGAACGTGTACACCAACCCTAACGTTGTCCTTGATTATGTTTCGAGTCATGTAACTTCTTTTCATAAAAGAAACGTGGTCTAAATTAACATAAACGTCAACAGAGTCAATTAATTGAAAATACCCTATATAGGGTAAAAAATATGGTTGCATTATACCGATTTTCATATCACAAATACTTTTATTGTTGATATACTTTGAATTTAGATAAATCAGGATACCTCAGTTCTAAATCTTCATTATGTTTTGGTGTATTTGTATCGGTATCATAAAATTGAGAAATCAACAGTAAACCTCTTGCAGCTAATTCAGGCATCATATAAAAATTCCAACCAATAACAGGGTTGATATCGAAATTATCTTCATGATAACTACATTCATCCCTACCACTAAATCTAGCCTTTTTAAACCATTTGTACGCTTCCTCATTGTCGGTTAAGATTGCACCACCTTTACCTAATTTTAGGTGTTTATATGGTCCGGTAAATGAAACACACATGTGTGTTCCCGGTATGTACATGTTTGTTGTGAATCGAAGAGCACTATCCCAAACATTTGTTGGATATAATTGGTAAGCACCTTTAATTGTTTCACCTTCAACATGTCTAAATTTAACTTTTGCACCAGCGTGTATTATTTCGCAAGGAACAGATGGATATGTTCTTGAGGGTATTTCGATTTCCATACCATTAACTTTTTCATACATTAACGCCAAAAATAATGCATTACTTTGATTATCCACCGCCACAACATATTTGGCTCCCGTATAGTCTGATAATTTTTTTTCAAATTCTTCGGTAATTTTATGAACTCCTTGTGCCATATTAATTTAATTTAACGATTTTATTTTCTATTTTATTGATATTTTGATATATGAATGGTAAAAGTGTTTCAAAAAAATCTTTATTTGATTTTTCTGATTTATCATCTGAATCATTTCTTGTTTGTGACTCATAATGATATGCCACCGACTTATTTGAGATAATGTTTTTATATTTAAGAATAACACATTTTAAATTCAATTCAACATCTTCAAAACAATCAATATAGTTTTCATTAAACATACCTAATGTTTCAAATAATTTTTTTCTAATCATTAATAACGCTCCGGTATTACCAATCACCTCTAAATTTTGAACATTAAATCCGTAATATGATTTTAAACCCACATGACTTAATTTGATTTTATTTTGATTGTCATTAAATATGACAATACCACCATGTTGAAGGGTGTTGTCTTCAAAGTGAAGTCTGGCACCCACTGTTCCCACATTATTATTCTCTTTATAGACCGTCAACATATTGTGAATGACATTATTCATCAACTTAATATCGTTGTTACAAAATAAAATAAATGAGTACTCATCACTTATATGATTTCTCACAACATCGTTATTTATCTTTCCAAAGTTATAATAATCATATTCGATTAAATTAACATCACCTAAAGAAAGAATATTCTCTTTTATCCATGATTTTTCTTCATCTGTTGAACCGGTGTCGGCAATAAATACAGAAAACAAATTCGGGTCACAATGTTCATAAAATGATTTAACACAATTATGTAACATTTCGACTTTACCTTTGGTTAGTATAATAACCGCAACCCTACCAATGTTTTTTAATGGTTTTTCTTTTACATGCTCGATGTATATTTTTTTAGGTTTTAAGTCTAACGGTAAAACTGATTTATATTTTTCTACAAATTTCTCTTTTGTTTCGAAAAACTCTTCGTTTGGTTGACCTACTGATTGGTGAGTAATATCGAATGATGACGTAACACCTATTTTTACACCATCTAAAAAATTTGGTAAACAAAAAGAATGGTCGTAGAAATGGAATTTACCAATTGTTTCATCAAATTGGTGTTTTATTTTTGTTTTGTCTAATCCGATAAACAGACCATCAATTGAAACAACCGGAATCAATTCAGGTAACTTTGTTGAGTATCTACTTAACCATTTATTTTGTCCATCCGGATGGTGGTAAACTTGACCAACCATAGTTTGTCTCATTCTCTCCCAATAAATCCCTGATTCGGGAAAATAACACGTACCGGCCTTACCTATTATACCATAGTCAGGATTATTTTCAAAATCTCTTAGTATTTTTTTACCCCAACCTGTTTCTAATTTAATGTCGTTGTGTATGCAAACAATGATGTTATTTTTTGATTCTTTGATACCCCTATTATAAACTTCCGCCAATGAATATTGATTAAAATTCTCGTATTCAAGTATTTCGAAATTTTTAATACCAATACTTTTATTGAGGTGTTCTTTAAACTTTTTATTGTAATCTGAATCTTTGTGTGTTGAATATATTATTGTAATCATCCTCTTAGTAATTTGAAATTTTTGAACATGTAACCATCATAACTGTAATCTAAATGGTGTAAAATACCTGTCGGTCCCGGTAATGGTTGAACCGGAACTAAATCTTGTGCAATTGTTCTCGCAAAAATTCTCTGCACATTTAA